ATGTTATTTACGGATGAAATTCTTGAAAAAATCTTAATAAGAGAAGATGTGTCAAAGGTTCCGCTTGTGTATCAGTCAGCGATGATACACGCAATCAAGGAAGTATTGGAGGAAGAGAATGTATCAAATGCAAAATCAGAATATGGCATTTAACCCAAACCCAAGCTATGCCGCATATCAGTATAACCCAATGCAGAGGTTCCAACAACCAGAGCCACAGATTCCGCAGATGCAACCGCAGTTTCTTGGAATCCAAGGAAAGGTAGTACAGTCGGAATCGGCGATCATGGCGAATGATGTACCTATGGATGGAAGCGTTGCGTTTTTCCCAATGCAGGACATGAGCGCAATCGTTGCAAAACAATGGGATGCCAATGGAACAATCAGAAAGACCGTTTATAAGCCTTTCAATGAGCAGATGGCAGATTCTTCAAGCGATGATAAAAGAATTGAAATAGGGCTATCTGATGATGCGACAAAGGCTATTACTGACAAATTAGATTGCTTGTTTGGAAAGATGGAAGAGTTGGAAGATAAGTTATCTTCGCAAACGCAAAGAAAATCTTCACGAACACAAAAGGAGAGTGAGTCTTAATGAATCCTATGCAGATGTTACAGGGAATGAGAAACCCACAGCAGTTTTTACAACAAATGATGGGGAACAACAGCGTAATGAGCAACCCTATGGCGCGCAATGCTATGCAAATGGCACAAAAGGGAGATTCCAAAGGCATTGAGCAGATGGCTAGGAATTTGTGCAAAGAAAAGGGGATTGACGCAGATAAGGCTTTTGAGTCATTTAAAAGCCAATTAGGAATGTGATACTAATTCTTGCAAGATTATGTATATAAAAATGAATTATGGAGGTAAATTCTATGTTTAACACAGGTAATTGTGCATCCGTTCCGCTTGTAGCGAACATTGACGGAAACGGAAATAACAATGGATGGGGCGCAGAAGGCTCATGGTTATGGTTCATTATCGTTATCTTTGCCATCTTCGGATGGGGTGGATTCGGTAACGGATTCGGAGGAAACGGAATGAATGGTGGTGTCGGAAGCGAAATCCAGCGTGGATTTGATAATCAGGCGGTTGTGTCAAAACTTGACGGCATTACAAACGGACTTTGTGACGGATTCTATGCTGTGCAAACCGGCATGAACGGCATCAACACAAACATTTTGCAGACCGGATTCGGCATTCAGCAGGCTATCAATGCTGATACAGTCGCTAATATGCAGAATACAAATGCATTACAGTCACAGCTTGCTAACTGTTGCTGCGAAACAAGAGAAGCTATCCAAGGCGTAAACTACAACATGGCAACTAACACTTGCGCATTGCAGAACACCATGAACAGCAACACGAGAGACATTATCGACAGTCAGAATGCAGGAACACGCGCTATTCTTGATTATCTCTGCAATGAAAAAATTTCTTCCTTACAGGCAGAAAATAACGATCTTCGCAGAGCAGCTTCACAGGATCGTCAGAGTGCATTACTTACAACTCAGATGGCAGCTCAGACACAGCACATTATCAATGCGGTAAATCCGTCTGCTATCCCGGCATATGTCGTACCTAACCCAAATGCTTATGCATATGGATGCGGATGCAACACCGGTTGCAACTGCTAAAACTAAATAATTGAGTATCTTAATTGAGTTTAACTCGATCATGTCTGCTATGCAGTATTACTTATAATCAAAGGGCAGACTGTAATGTTTGCCCTTATTTTTATGGAAGAGAGGTAAAAATAATGGAAGTAACAGGAATTGCATTACAAACCGTTTCCGCTGGAGAAGATGTTGCATTCACAGAAACAGCAGTAAACGGAACAAAATGTATCGTACACAGACAGGGAAGCGGAATTATCAAGTTAAGAGGTATCACAAATCAGTGCAAGGCTAGATTTTTAGTATCTTATAGTGGAAACATTCAGATACCGACAGGCGGTACAGTTGAAGAGATTTCGCTTGCTATTGCAGTGGATGGAGAACCTTTACAGTCAACACGAATGATAGTTACTCCGGCAGCAGTACAAAATTTATTTAACGTTTCGGCTCAGGCATACGTTGATGTACCTTGTGGCTGTTGCAGTACAGTAGCGGTGCAGAATACATCTACACAGGCTATTGAAGTACAGAACAGTAATTTGATTGCAGTAAGGGAGGCTTGATATTATGCATAAGTTTGCGAAACAGATTATGGATTGCGTGAAAGCCCACGTTGACGGCATCGGAATTGAGAATTTTGAGGGTCAGAACCTTGATGATCTCAAGGATTGGACGGAGATTGCAAAGAACATCGTGTGCTTTGACAAGGACTATAACATTGTTGAAGCAATGAAAAAGTCTGAAAACGAAGAAATCATGCGCATGGCGGAAGAATTTGGGGACTATCCGGAAAGAAGATACTACAATGAGTACCGGTACTCAAACGGAAGATTCGCGCCGAAAGGGCGTGGAACACGCAGAGGATATGTAGAGCCACCATATTATCACCAGATGCCGGAAGATTACCACGAATGGGAGAGAATGCCGGAATACGACCGAATGAGAGACCTTGACAGAATGAGTATGGGGAAAATGTATTATTCAGAGCCTATGAGCGGAAATAACGGCATGAGTACCGGTACTCACGATGCAAGAGAGGGCAGAGCCGGTATGAGTCGGAGAAGTTACATGGAGACAAAGGAAATGCATAACGGAAATTCGCCGGAAGATAAGGACGCAAAGATGAAAGAGCTTGAAAAGTACATGAAATCTCTTTCAGAAGATGTGACAGAGCTGTTTTCCGGTATGTCCCCGGAAGAGAAACAGTTGACCAAGACAAAGCTGACTACGCTTGTCACGAAAATGTAATAGAGAGGGCGTTTTGCCCTCTTTGTTTGCGAGGTGGTAAGATGTTCAAGATTAACAATAAAACGTGGGAAATCGTCAAAATATCGCGTCAGAACCCTATGCTAATGCGTAGCGATGGTAGTAGAACTGTAGGAATGACCGACAGGGACACGAAAACAATATATCTTGCTGATGATCTACGCGGAAAATTTCTTGACCGTGTGTTATGTCACGAATTATGTCATGCGTTTTGTCTTTCGTATAATGTATACATGGATATTGGCACCGAGGAAATTGTAGCAGACTTCTTGGCTACATACGGAAGAGAAGTGTTTGAAATAGCAGACAGACTATTGATTGAACTTATGGAGGTTGCATAATGGATAAAATTTCAGAACTCTTACAGTACGTGCACCGGACGAATCCGGAAATGACCAGGGAAAAGCTGATAGAAGAGTTGAGTAAAAGTGATTATGCTGCGCGGTCTTTGATTTTTACGAAAGAAAATTTTTTCCGCGCCCCAAAAAATATTTCGTAATTTTTTTGTACCCCCCTGGGGTAGCGTTTTAGGGTCAAGATTCCATTTTCACGGATTCTTAAAAACGTGTAACAAACATGCAATTATCTGCGACATTCCGCAAATAACACAAATACACCATATATTATGTTATATATAGATAATGCACTGATGATATTTGATAATATTGCCGGTCACAGGCAAACGCCAGAAGACGCTTGCCCAGCTATAGTTATAATCTAGCATAGACCGCATTTTACCACTTGTCAAGATAGTTTTTCCCGTCGTACCGGCTGTAAGTTTGTGTTATGCGTTCCGGCTTTTGCGTGATCTGCAACCAATCGCCGCCACGCTGGACGGTTATTTTGGTTTTTGCAGACTCCACCCATTCCACACCCTCAAATTTTGAGTAGCCGCACATTTTGCCGGATATTTCCAGATAACCAAGGGCAGACACCCGGCGCAAAATCTCCCTTTTACCGATATATTCATATTTTGCCATGCTTGCCACCTCCAGACGTTCTGCGCTTACTCATGCATATATTTTTGCATCCGTCGCGCGATAGTTGGTTTACGATCAGCCACGCTTGCAAGTCCCCATACGCCACCCGGCGCACGGCTTTCCCGTTGTGATCGGCTTTAATATCGTAGGTCATACACTTATACCTCCTTATATCGTGTTTATTTGTCAATGTGCGTTATATGCCCGCATCCGGCGGAACGGTGTGCAATCTGTTTTTTGTTGGAGATGCACAAGCTCCAAAGTGCCGCAATAGTGACGGCTTGCGATCTTGCCGCCGCTCTTAATGATAGAACGGTAGAAACGAGCTTTCCCGCGTGTCTTGCGTCTGCATTAAAGCAGATCAACCGCGATTATTTACGGCTGCGGCGCGCCGTGTGACGGCAATATGCCGCCATATAACCCGATGCAGTCCCAATATATGACCATCGGTTAATAAGTCCGCGCTCCCGGAATCGAACCGGAACGGATGCACCAAGCACGCGAAAAAGGCGGAATGGTACCGCCTTAAATTACAACAAAATCCCCTTGAAATCCTGTTGTTACGATCATTTTTCCGTCAGATCTGCGGTACACAACGCCGCAACCGTCCGCAAAAGTTGACCATACAATCCATCCGGGCGGTGTAAGTTTTTCCCCGGTCTTATAATCCCGGAATGAGTAACGCGGAATAACGCCGCTTTTTTCTTGATCTAGCGCGTTGTTAATTGCTTGCGATTCTGTTACGATCTGCACACCTTTTCCCGTGTGCAAAATATATCTTTCTTCCATTTCTTATACCTCTTTCCTTTTATTTGCTCATTTTTGAGTAATGGCAAGCCGGGGAATCGAACCCCGGAAAAGCCGCCCTTGCCTATGCGATTGCTACAAGTCTATCGTTTCGCATTGTTCGCGTGTATTCTTTTCCACTTTCGTCGGAAATAATAACGCATCTGACGCTTTTTCCGCTCTTGGTAGGCTCAACGCTTTTTACCGTCTCGGTGTATCCAAAATTCCAAACTGTAACCATGCCCGGCTTGAGTTCTGCCGCCGGGATAGCGTTTCTTCTTTCATAAATTCCTTGTAATTTAACTGTAGCCATAAAATCAACCATCCTTTCATTGTGTGCTTGTCTCATCAGTGGCAAGGTTGCAACCCTACACCAGACCGCCGGGTGGCGGTTTCGACTTAAATAATTTCTAAATATCCTAAGATTTCAACATCTGATGGAATGCAAAAGAACATTACGCCAGATGGCTCATATTCCGGAACGTAGGAAGCATGATAGCTTTTTCCATTGTCACCGATTGCTAAATATTCCCCGGCTATATGCTTCTTTGCGATTTCCTCAAAGCTTATTAAATCCTCTGTATTTATCTTTCTTTCTGCAACTGTCATATAGTTTCCTTTCTGGTCTGCCATCATCAGAGCCGGGAGACCATCCCGCGGCTGACGCTCCAGATCGGAGCATTTCGGCTATTGCTGACTATTTAATTCAATACATTTTCTATTACAATCCTCGATTGATCCGGTAAATACGATTTTGCCGTTTCCGTTGATTTTTTCGACAACGCAAAAACCAAAATAATCGTTGTAAGTGATGTAATATTCTTCCATGTTCTATACCTCCTCAATATATATTCTTTCTTCTGATCCGGTTTCTGTTATAAGTCTATATTTCTTTTCCATGTTATTTTCCTCGCTTTCTGTGCTTCATTTGATACTTGTATTATACAGAAATTAGGCACTAATGTATATAGGCAAAACATACAAAATTAAGCACTAATATTATATTAGAAATTGTGCATTATTATTAAGCACTAATTAAGTATTGACAATTAAGCACTAACTATATATAATGTAAGAAAAAAATACGGAGGTACAGAAAGATGGACGAAAACACAAAAGCAGTAAAGAACAGGCAAGCGGTTAAAAAATGCATGAGCAATAAAGATAGAATAAACATTATATTGCCACTTGGAACAATAGAAAGAATCAACTCATACGGATTAAAGACAAGCGCATTTGCTAGAGAATTGATTCTTGCGGAACTCGATAAAATGGATAGAATGAAAAAATAATAAATTAAGCACTAATTAAGTATTGACAATTAAGCACTAATTATATATAATGTAATCAGATCAAAGAAATAGAGCACTGAAAGGAGAAGAGAACATGATTAAATGGAAAGCAACAAGCGTAAACGGACTTGTGGAATATGAGCAGGAAGCCGAAAATTTTAAGGAGCTTTTTGACGCTCTGGACGAAAGAGGAATAATTAGCGATCCAGATTTTCCACTTTATGATACGGCACTCTTGGAAAAGTATGGGAAATTGTTTAGCGATAATGACTTTAAAGACGAGAGTGGCGAACTTGATTACGAAAAAGTCGATAATTTTCTGGATGGAAAGAAATTGTCAGACATGGAACTGTATGAGTTAATACTCTCCAGGAACGGAGAAGCGTATTATCAAAAATTTATGAGAGAAACCGAAAACGGCATCGTTGAAATCGGGGAATCAGATTTTGATAAAACCGGCAAATACAAATATTAAAAATGCCGGTGGATAATCCACCGGCAACAGTCACGTAAATTTGGTTAGGTACTAAACCTAATCTTCCATAACTTACGTGGCTAAGAATAACATATAATAGATAAAAAGTCAAGAAAATATTTTGACAACGTTTATATTAACAAGACAAGAAAGAGAGGAAAACATATATGATTATCAAAGATTGTGAAATAACAAAAAATGAATTAGACAGAGCTGTTAACAAAGTTCTTTTTGGCGCACACGGCAACTGGAAAGGCTGGAAACAATTAATTTTGCTTTCTCAGTGTGGAAAAATGGAGTTAAAAGTTGCGTCGATGGATTATTGGCAAGGGGATTATGACAAGGTTTGCAATTTGACTTTAGACATGGACCCGGAAAGATCATACATTTTTACGATAAATGACGAAGAAGTGACCAGATCAGAGGTTATGGAAAAAGCGTGGGAAATATACAGCAATGAAAATTCTTGCTGTAGAACGCATTTGTAAAAATAGGGGCTGTATTATACAGCCCCCCCTGCGGCGCGAAATACCTCATAAAGTGAGTATTTCAAAACATCTCATGTTACGGTTTAAGTGCGCCGCAAAAGTATAATAGCACAGTTGACTTGTGGAGTCAACAAGAGCATATGGGAGGAAACAAACATGAAAAGAAATGATTTCAAAAAGATTATAAAAATTAGAAGCCAATGGCAATTTACAGGAGATAATTATAAGTTGCCAAGCGGTGAGCCGATTTCCGTATATGTTAGAAAATTGGTTGAATCGCAGATGAATGTTGATAGCTTGGCAATATTGAAAAATGGGGATTTGTCTTTTGCAACCGGTGGAGAATGGAACGATACAGCGAAAGAATTCGAAAATTATATGTTAATGCCAGCGTTTCAGGAAAATGAGACTTGCGAGTTTGACGAAATGGAAAAACGTATTGACGCATTGGTTTACGAGCTGGTTCAGAAGCAATAAGAACGTAATTGAATATTTTCAAACAAAGGGCAGCTTTTCCGGCTGCCTTTTCTTTTTGCCATGTCCAAAATAAACAACGCGTCCGGGAATATCTTACAAAATCTCCAAAAACCGTAAACAAACTATAAAATTTTTCTTAATTTTTTATAAACAAGGCTAGGCTCATTAGGTCTTTGATAAGTCAAAAAATGATAGAATAGTATCAGTTTTTGGTAAAAATCGTCTGACAATCGTCTGACATAAGGCGACACAATCGTCTGACGTCGCTTTTTCAGAACTATGTTTCTCTTTCTCTCTCTTTTTCTTAATCTTTTAAATTAATAATAATACACTGTATTTAAAGCCTATAGGTTTATAGTAAGTGTATATCCGCATACGCGCGCGGCGTAAGTATATAATACCACCGTAAAAATTAAGGCTTGACTTTAAACCCGGAAATAGTGTATACCAGAATCAAAGAGATTAAACAGAACGGAGGTGTGAATATATGCAGGATGTAAAGAGTGTAGAGAATGTAGATCTTACAACCCTTATAGTGGATCTAGGTACAGTACAAATATATACATCAACTGTACAAGATTTAATAGACAACGCTTGTATAGAATTTCACATCGAAGATTTGTTAAAAGCTGGACAGAGACAGTGGAAAGCTGTTATGCAGTATGTTGGTATGCATTTATTTCCGGATACATCGGTATTAAAAGACAAGACTTTGAAACCTCTTGGTAATGCAACTATACCGACTAACTGTAACAGGTATGACAGAGAGGTATTATATAAACTTTGTGATTATTATATATATATCTCCAATGTCTACAGTAAGCTGGTAAGTACAGTAGCATTCAGTTATTTTTGTAATATACCCACAAACACAATGGATATATGGGCTAGTGATGAACCAAGTTCGCTGACTTTCAAGATGTGGCAAAAATTGCAGCGATCCCGTAAGGATTGTATCCTAGATCGTGCATATGATTCCAATAGCCCTGTAGGCACCATGTTCGTGGGAAATAATGAATTCGGCATGAATCAGCCCGGCATTGGCGATAATGCCACGCAACGCAAGGCAATCACAGCGCAGGAGCTGCCAAGATTGGACGAGAAAAAGAGTCAAGAATTGCACGCAATTGATACACAATTCACGGATGCAGCGGCAAATAATACGGTTTAAATTGTGTGTGATTATTCTACAATTCGCAAATGCAGTAATATCAAGGGGTGTAGCGTTTTAACTATTCGTGAACTATTCGGAAAAGTTAGGTTTTGCGAATAGTTGCAAGGGTAAGACATGAATTGTATTAAAACAATTTGATTTTCACACAATGACAACAAAGCAAAACGGAAAATATTTTAGATTTCCATGTTTGCAAGAAAAGGATGGGGAGGGGGTCTGGCAGAAAGGCCACCGGGCGGCTACTAAGTCCCTTAAATACCTCAAAAAATAAAAAGCCACTTACAACACACCCATTGACTTTCACCGTAAATAGGCTATAATAAATTTATAACAATTCACTTTCACGTTGCGAATCGCAACTAAATTTCCAAAAATTTTTAAAAACAAAAAAGAGTGTTTCGGACAGGAGAATGATATATGACCGGAAATGAGTATCAGAAATTAGCCATGCGGACAAATGATCGCAAGGCGACAGAAAGAATTTCGGATAAACTTGATTTGCTTAAATTTTGCAAAAAGAACAATATCGCATCTGCGTTGCAAGATTATGACCTTGGCGGCATCTTCAATTCTTGTTTGGGGTTATCCGGCGAGGTTGGAGAGTTCAACGACATGATTAAAAAGTGGATTTTCCATGAGAAGCAGCTTGATATTGACCATGCCAAGAAAGAGGCAGGATATATTTGCTGGTATCTTGCAATGCTTTGTGAATCCTTCGGCTGGAGCCTTGATGAGATCATGCAGATGAATGTAGACAAGCTTAAGGCGCGTTACCCAGAAGGGTTTGACATTGAAAGAGCAAACCACAGAGCGGAAGGTGATGTTTAATGGCAAGCTGCAGCAATGAGTTGATGAAAACCGAGTATTCTACAGCTTTTGATGAAAAGCGCAAAAGTTTGATTGAACAGTCGTATTACAAATATGGACCGGCAAGAATGAACTTTTCCACAGGGAATGTCAATGCAATCGAAAGTTTGAAAATGTGCCTTGCCAAGTTTGAAGAGACCGGAAACCTTGAATATCTGTGCGATGTTGCAAACTATGCCATGTTCCGGTTTATGTTTCCACAGCAGGGAGAATATTTCAGACATACGAATTCTGATGAATCGGCCGGGATCTTCGGTATGAGTGTAAATGAAATGGAACGATTCAAACAGGAACACAGCTTTGAGGATGGGAGATATTGATATGGCTTTGAAAGTTATTGCAACAGCGGCAGATGTCCTCGTAATGCTTGGACTTATGGGAGGACAGGTAAAACAAAAAGACAATTCAAACGCAATGGGGTATTTGCTTTCATACGCGATTTTTGCAATGAATATTATGGTCATTTGGAAATGATGGGCTATCGCCAAGCGGTAAGACACAGGATTTTGATTCCTGTATTCCGGGTTCGAATCCCGGTAGCCTAACTGGTTACATGCTGACGTTCCATGTAGCCACGTATGTTTTTCATATGTACTTGAACCCTTGGTTGAGTGATTCAAGCATTTGGGTTCCTCCTTTCGCCACTAGGACGATTCTGTTAAGGACGGTGCGAGACCGTCCGGTGGTATTCTATCATGCGTCTATCCCACGGCGCATGATCGTGTGTAACGCATAGCACGTAAAACATATTGCTAACCGTCTTGTGGCGGTTCTGGGGAAGCGGCAACGATTGGCGGTGTTGCGGCTGACTGTAAATCAGTTCCCAAGTGGTAAACATTGGAGGTTCAATTCCTCTCTTCCCCATGAGCGAAAGCATCCATTTAGTCCCGCGTTACCGGTTTGCGAGATTATCCTAGGTTATTTGGATGTGAATAGCAAAGACTTAAATTGCGTCACAGCAGGCGCGGATTGGTGTCACAATCGACCGCGTGTCTTTGATCGGTTAGTCAAGCGGCCAAGACACCACCCTTTCACGGTGGTAACACGAGTTCAAATCTCGTACCGATCACTGTATTGGGATTTAATTCAGTGGCAGAAGACACGGCTTATATCCGGGTTGTCGCGGGTTCGATTCCTGCAATCCCAACGCGTTGTAAAATATTGTTTATGTGACAAGGCTGACGAGTTTTGGTGTAATGAATGATGTTTTTCTTGTGATGGAAGCGTTGTCGACTTAAAAAGCGTGGAAATAGGACGATGAAAGTTCGTTTACGATATATAGAAAATTTTGCAGTGTTCCCATAATGGAATTGGAGCCGGTTGCTATCCGGTCGGGCGTTTGTTCGCCTTGTAGGTTCGAATCCTACACACTGCGCTTAACGCGGTTGAAATTATGCTGTTTGCTTGCAGACGGTCTATGGTTTGGCTGCGTTATATACGTCTGTCTGTTGGTCAGAAAGAGGTCTCCAAAACCTCTAACGAAAGTTCGATGCTTTCCGGGCGTGCTTATCCTTATCTCCGCTTAGTCGGGTGCTACTGCAATAGTTCCGGTCGATGGGAGACTTATGGATGGTAGCGGTATTATTGGAAACAGAAAACCCTTCCGTGATTAGAAATTGCAGATTTGAAAGCGGTTGGCATGGTTTTGACTGACAGGGTTCGATTCCCTGTGCCGCTATTTATTTAAGCAAAATGGCGTGTGAGTATGATAAAAACATTGTGGAATATTTATATCAAACAAAAGACACGGAATCTCAAGAGGATTCCGATTTTTGCTATGATTGAGGTGCGAATTATGACAAGTTGCTTGTGCTGCGGAATGCTAATACTTGGCTCCGAAGTTAATAGGTGCCCTTATTGCAAATACTTATTTACGCAGATTCCGGGAAGGAACATCCCAGAAAATCAGCCGGATAAGGTAGAAACAGCAATATTTGAAAACGTGGTATTTAATAAAGGGGAGGGGCGTAAGAATGTGTGATTTTTGTCGGTATAAAAAGAAAATCATTGATGGTAAAGGAAATTTAGTCCTTTTTGGAGCTGAAAATAACATGATTTTCGACAATAGCGATGGAAAAGAGGTTGCAGGAGCCGTAAAAATTAATTTTTGCCCTATCTGCGGAAGAAAGTTGGTGTAATATGTGTGATTTTTGTGGCAATGAATCGAAACAAATAATTGATGACAGAGAGAAGGATTCTATTTTGTATATTTCCGATTCAGAAAAAGACATAAGAATTTTTCTTGAATATCTCAAAAAGAAGATGGACAACAACGGAAAAGAATGTTTCTTAGATGGAGAACATGATATTTTAAAAACAGAAAATTACAATGTTGTCTGTAAAAGTATTCATGGTACTCTACTTGGAGTCGGATATGGGTATTGTCTACATTACTGTTTTTCGAGAAATTTTGATAAGAGTAAGTGCAACGATATGGAAAAATGCTCGATGGAAGAAATTATTACGCACACAAGAGAGGGAACAAGAGAAATATCGGAACTTGATATTTTATGTATGCTAGGGTTAGTTTGAAAGGCGGTGGAATGATGAAGCAGGAAAAAGAAATTTTATGCACATGTATTAATCATGAAAATTGTCCATTAGACCCGGTTAGTTGCGGATGTTCAATAGAAACTACGACTTTTGAAGATGCTTGTATAGGTAAAAGAACATTTATTCCGGGAATCGAATGTGATAAGTGAGGGTGGTTTATATGAAACATCAAAAAGAATGGCTCGCTTGCGACAGGTGCGGCGAAGAAATAAAAGTAAAACCAATAAGTGAATTTGAATTTATGCCGATTGGTGATTATTTTACTCCAAGTCCCATTTTTGAAGATGGAAACGTAAGGGGAGAAATCAAAGAGATTCATTCAAACATATTATTTCCGTTTGGTCGTACATATGACTTATGCCCTAAGTGTAGGAAAGATTTTGAGAGGTTTATGAAGAATGAATAACATTGACAATCCCTTATCAGAGTATCAACCGACATCTAAAGAAGTGATGATAAATTTTGGAATAGATATTTCAAGAGAAGTGGTAGAAAAATATGCTTTGGAAAAGTTTGGCAGACTGCCACAAAGCCATATTGAAATGACTTCCGCTAGAGACTCTAAAATAATTGAGGAAACAAGGAGGTTTATGAGAAATGACAGTTAATATGGGAGCCAAAACCTATGAAATGAGCCGCAAGCAGGCAAAAGCTATCCTTGGAACGACTAAGAAACTTGCAAATTGCAACATATACGGCATTGAAAAAGGTAATGTGGTGATTATGCTGAATGAAAAGTATGAGGACGATATGAGCCTTAAAAAAGCCGTAGAGGAGTATAAAAAGAAAGGGTTCAAGGTGCATTGGAAATGAAGAAAACGCGTTCAAAAATCATAATCAAAACTAGAAAAGGCGGTTACACAAAGATTTATGCCAATGGAAAATGGCAGAAGGGAGTGTATAATATTGATTTTCATGCTGAATGCACGCCATTGAGATACCCATGCATAAAAATTTCTTGCGAATTTGATAAGAATAAGACTGACAAAAACGGTTCGGTTATTTACGACCCGGAAAAAGAAGAATTTGCAAAAGAACACGTAGTTGCAAGAATTTAGGGGGCAAGATTATGAAGAAGAAAATTATAGCAATTGCATTAGGATTGACATTGTGTTTAGGAATGACCGGATGTGCATCGTGGGACAGATTTGTGGTAGACATGAAAAGCGATGCAAATGGCGGTATGCAGAGAACCATTACTATATATACGGCAGATGGTAAAGAACTTGCAACATATAAAGGCAAAATTGACCTTAGTACAAACGATGGTGGATATGTCAAGTTTGACTTTAATGGCAAGAGATATATCTACTACAACTGCTTTGTAGAGAGCATTGCAGATATTGATTAAGTGATATTACCGGCTAACAAATGGAGTTAGTCGCTAACCTAGAAAAATTATAGGCAGAGGTCAAGGCACTTCTGCTTTTGCGGAGGTGCTTTTTATTTGGCTTCAAAGCAGTTAATCAATGCAGTAAATGGATATGAAAACTACATACAGAGAAAAGGCGTTGATGAACAGGTAATAGATGCCCTTTTGAAAGCGTGCAATGTGGCTATTCGGACAGAAAAAGATGTTGACTACGGATTGACTATAACCGAAAGAACAAAGGCTTTAATCAACGAATATACGCAGAAAAATGCGGGCGGTAGCATATGGGAACTTGAACGATATGCGCAGAATCACGACATTAAAGGCGGATATAAACTTGTGGATCAGTTCTATGAAGTCTTGCGGTTAGAGAGCTTTTATCGTTTTGAGAGTTTCATCTACTTTATGGAGCGAAAAAGGAATTGGAGTAAACGGTTTTATTATCCACGCCGAAAGACGCTGAATATAGTTGCCCAAGATCTTGAAGATTTGGAAAACCGGAAGATTAAATTTTACGGATTATCAATGCCATCGCGTGTCGGTAAATCGACCATCTGTATTTTCTTCCTATCGTGGGTGGCTTTGCGCAGACCAAACAGCCATAGTGCTATGGGTGGTCACTCTGGTATTTTGGCAAAAGGATTTTACAAAGAACTGATGAATCTTTTTACCACGGAAGAATATACCTTTGCTGAACTTTTTGCTTATTGGCATCCGGAATACGCAAACGCAGCACTTCCGACAGACAAGAGTGCTGATGAATTTACAATTACGCTTGGAGATCCGGACAGATTTGCAACCGTAACGTGCCGTGGTATTGATGGAACATGGACAGGAGCGGTCGATGTTTCAAAAGATGGATATTTGTATGTCGATGACTTGGTTCGTGATCGAGAGCATTCATTAAGTCCTACTCGAATGGAAAACACATATCAAGAGTACCTAAACAAGATGGTTGACCGTAAAAATGACGGCGCAAGGGAATTGATGGTCGGTACTCTTTGGAATGTTTTAGATCCATTGGAGCGAATGAGAAAGCAATATGAGAATGATCCACAATACCGATTCCGTAAGATTCCGGCACTTAATGAAAATGACGAAAGCAATTTTGCGTATGAAATCAACGGATTTTCCACGGAATACTATCGGGATATGCGAGATAAGCTCGACAATGCCGAATGGATGGCTAAGTTTATGCAGCAACCATATGTCCGCGAGGGATTGCTTTATACGGATTTGAGACTATTTAACGGAATCCTGCCGGATGGAGATTTCCGGCGCATAGGAGTTGTGGATGTTGCCTGGGGCGGCGGCGATAGCTTGTCAATGCCGATTGGGGCAGAATATGAAAACGGTGATGTTTATATTTACGATTGGGTATTCAACAAAGGTCCGAAAGAGGTAACAATTCCTCTTGTTGTTGGACGAATTATCGGGAATGAGATTCGGCAGACAAGATTTGAGGGGAATACCGGGGGAGATCTGTATTGCCAATATGTAGATGAAAAGTTACAGGAACAGGACTATAAATGTTCATGCACAAGCAGAAAAGCCCCAAACAAGGTTGAAAAGTTGTCGAAGATCATAGCGTATTCCGGTGATATTAAGAGAAAATTCATATTTCTTGATACGCACCGACCGACGCAGGAACAAATGAAGAAAGATTCAGATCTTGGAGTAACAAGATATTACAGAAATGACGAATATCAAGCGGCTATGGATGAACTCTCTATGTTTGTAAGTATTGGCGGTAATGAACACGACGATGCGGCAGACGGCTTAACTCAGCTTGAAATGTTTATAGAAAACCCAAACAATACCGCAAAGGTAGAAGCGGCAGTAAACCCATTCAGGAGGTATTAGGATATGACAACAGACAAATATCTTTCACAGATAAGCAGAATTGACCATGCGATTGCAAATAAGCTGGAAGAAATCAAAAGGTTATCCGATATGGCAACATCTATATCCATATCCCCGAAAGAGGTGGATGTGCAATCATCCGGCAATCCCGACAAAATGGGGAGCGCGGTATCGAAGATTGTTGATTTGCAGAATGAGATTCAGACACTTGTAGATGAATTGGTTAATAAAAGACGAATTATCATATCGCAAATTGACAGTATGGATAATACAGATGTATATATCGTGCTTTCATCACACTATGTAAATGGAAAAGATTGGAACTTGATTTCCGTTGAGATGAAATATTCCTACAGAAACATTATGAAACTTAGAAAAAGAGCATTGCAGGAGTTTGAAAGACGTTATGGACAGCTTTATTCTGAAAAGAGTGCATAAAAGTGCACAATAGTTCACACTCTTTCACAACATTTCCTAAAACTTGCATGGTATACTAAAAGAGTAGAAAAACAAAATCCTACAACCCCAAAAGCATATAACCCGTAAAGGCACTGTCAGAAATGGCAGTGTTTTTTATTTACAAGAAAGAGACTTCTATGAAAAAAGTAACTATATATTGCCCGGATTGCGGAAGAATTGCCGGACATTATGATGGGAGATCTACGATAGATCATCCGTGTAAATGTAAAAAATGCAATCATATTGTGATTTATCGCGTGGCAACAGGCAAGATTGAAACAAAGCCAATACCAAAACGCGCCTGCAGTAGTGGAGTTTTATTTATATGAATACACAGTATTTTCACGACCTTGTAAAAGGCAGATACGGAAGAAAAATTGCATATGCTAACGTAGAACAGATTACGGCAGACAATATCGTAAATGTTGTCGGAAACTGCATTGGTGCATTTTATTTCAACAAGACGGTCATTCGGTATCTGTGGAACTACTATAAGGGCGATCAGCCGGTATTGTACCGAACAAAGGTGCAAAATGCGGACATAACCAATAAGGTATCTGAAAACCATGCCTATGAGATTGTTCAATTCAAGGTTGGTCAGACTTACGGTGAGCCAATTCAGCTTATCAGCAGGAAAGACGATGACCGAATAAACAATGCGGTTGATGAATTTAATGATTATCTGACTGATGCTAATAAGCAGGAAAAGGACATTAAGGCAGGGGAGTGGCAATCAGCAACCGGAACGTCATTTAAGGCAGTGCAGATTACAAAAAATGAAGATATTCCATTTAGAATTGTTGCACCGACGCCAATGAATACGTTTGTTATCTACAGCCGTTCCACAGAAGAGCCACTTTTAGCAATCCAAGAGCTTAAGGATGCTGATGGACAGATGTATAAACTCTGCTACACGGACTCTTACGAGTGCAAGATTGTGAACGGAGAGGTTCGAGATTGGAAACTACATGGCTTTGGTGGAATCCCGATTGTTGAGTTTCCGAACAACCATGAGCGCATTTCTGATATTGAGCTTGTGATCGGACTATTGGATGCAATCAATACGATGCAGTCAAACCGAATGGATGGCGTTGAGCAGTTTGTTCAGTTTTGGATAAAGTTTGTAAATTGCGAAATCGACCCGAAAACCTTTGAAGAAATGAAGATTTCCCATGCACTGACTGTAAAATCCAACAATGAACAGAATAAATCAGATGTTGATATTATGACACAAGAGCTGAATCAGACAGAGTGCCAAGTCGCAAAGGATGATTTGTGGGATAATGCACAGTCCATTCTTGCTATACCGACAAGAGAGTCGCAAAATTCTGGTGGTGATACACAGGGGGCGGTATCTTTAAGGGCAGGATGGGACTTCTCTAAAACCAGGGCTAAACAAAAAGACCCGATAATAAAAACATCGGAAAAGAGATTGGCTAAAGTAATATTAAACGTAATAAGAATTAAAGACCATGATTTAGGGCTTACGGCAAGAGATTTTGATGTTCAAATCAACCATAGTCCTCTTGATAATTTATATACAAAAACGCAAGCACTCGATCAAATGTTAAAAGCTGGAATAAATCCAAGAATAGCAGTATCTACTTGTGGATTATGGGGAGATGCCGAAAAAGTATTTATACAATCAAAGCCATATTTCGATGTTTTGTATAAAACAGTAGATATGGTAAAAAAAGAAAATGAGAATACAAAAAAACAAGAACCGACAAGCTAATTCCTATCGGTTCTTGTTTTTACATAATCAGTTAAAATACTAACCATGAGATTGTTAAGAGAGCGAATTTCTTCTTTTGCAATAATCTCAAGAGAAGATTTAAGCTTCTTTTCCATAACAATTGTAGTTTTAACTTTACTTTCTAAAATTTTTCCTTGCGGCATATTATCACCTCTTTTTGTGTAGTATAAATTACCATCAAGTAATTGTCAAGTAACTTGCAAGTTGCTAGCAACTATGATATAATACATGTAAAGGAGATGATTATATGCCAGATAAGAAAATGGCAAGACATGTTACACATGGGTTGACAGGTAAAAGAGTTTATAAAACTTGGGAAAGCATGAAAGCAAGGTGCTACAATCCTAATGATGGGAAGTATGAGAAATACGGTGGGAGAGGGATTAAAGTATGCGAGGAATGGTTAGGGAAAGACGGGGCGAGGAACTTTGCGAAATGGGCTTACGAAAATGGTTTTGATGAAAATAAACACCAAAAAGAACAAAGTATTGACCGGATAGATGTAAATGGTAATTATGAGCCAAATAATTGCAGATTTACAGATGCAAAAATCCAAGCTAATAATAGAACAAATACTATCTTTCTTGAATATCAAGGAAAGACAAAATGCTTACAAGAATGGGCAGATGAAGTAGGAATATCAGAATCAACTATTCGTTGGAGATTGAATAACGGGTATTCAGCAGAAAAGGCACTGACTACCGAAGTAAAGAAAAATTCAAACGCAGGTAAGAGGTATTTGACATACAAAGGAGAAACAAAAACAGTTTCTGAATGGGCGAAGCATCTAGGATTTGACCCTAAAGTATTATATTCAAGAATAAAACGAGGGTGGTCAACAGAAAGAGCTTTAGAAACCCCAACTGGTGCCGACAAGTGGCATAAAACAAAATAATAAATTTGAAGATAAGACAGTCACCGAGTAATCGGTGGCTGTTTTTATTTTATAAAAATTCGCAAAGTTGTGAGCGTAAAAATCAACAATGTCGTTCGGTGTCGTTGCACCGTATAAAAATTCGTATGACATATCGGAGGTAATGAATGAAGAGAGAAGATCTGATTGCTATGGGATTAAGCGAGGAAAACGCGGACAAGATCATGGCAGATTACGGAAGTTCCGTACAGAAAGCCAAAGCAAGGGTTGACGAGTACAAGACAAAGGCTGACAAAGCTGAAGAGTTGCAGAAGCAACTCGATGATATCGAACAGGGAAAGCTCACGGAAGTCGAGCAGGCAAATAAGAACCTCGAAAAAGCCAATGCGAGAATCGCGGAACTTGAAAAAGCGCAGGCAATAGCCACGCAGAGAGCCAATGCCGCATCTAAATTTAATGTTACCGCAGAACAGGCGGCGCAGATTGTAAAAGACGATGGCAGTTTTGATTATGACGTTCTTGGAAAGATTATCTCTGAAAAAGAGACCGCCGCAGCGCAAGCCAAGGAACAGGAGATTGCAAATGGCAGTACGAATCCGGGCGGTGGCACGGCTGGCGGTAATAAAGCCGGTGCAGATAATAAGACAAATGCTGAAAAGATAGCAGAAAGCCTTATATCTAATGCACCTAAGAACAATGACGTTTTATCACATTACATTCAACAATAACAGGAGGTAAAAAATGGCAAAGGAAATGAATATGCAGTATGAAAAGACTTTATACGCAGGAGATGTTCAGATTTTAAAGAGAGAGCCTAATGAAGCAATCCCATTAACACTTGATTTTGATGGCGTGACAACTAAAAACGCACAGGGCAAGAAGATTGTCAAAGCAGGTACTCCAATCGGAGCAAATGGCAAGGCTGACAATACGGCTACGGTAGTGGGTATTTTGAGATTTGATGTAACAGAGGACAGGCCACAGGGAGTGCTGCTTAAGAAAGCATATCTTAACACGAAAGTAGCAGAAGCGCATTCCGGCGTTACATATGACGCAGAAGTTAAGACAGCTCTTCCAATGATTGTATTTGAATAATAACAGGAGGTAAATAGATGTTAATTAATGAAGTATTAGACAGTAAGTCTATCGCATTATCGGCAACAGAAAACGCTAGTAATCAGATACCTTATCTTGGTTTACAGTGGTTTCCAGAAAGAAAGAAGCAGGGACTTGATTTAAGTTGGATTAAGACACACAAGGGTTTGCCGGTTTCACTTGCGCCATCTAATTTTGACACAATCCCAACTCTTAGAGCTAGAGGCGGATTAAGTAAGGAAAAAACACAGATGGCATTTTTCCGCGAGGGAATGACAGTTGGTGAAGAGGAAATGCTTGAAATCGAGCGTATTCAATCAGAAGACGACCCTTACCTTGCAAGTGCTTTATCAAGTGTATATGACGACACTAACAACCTCGTAAGCGGCGCAGAAGTTGTACCGGAGCGCATGAGAATGTCACTTCTTTCTACAAATGCAGGTCATCCGGTAATTGCTATTGTAAGTGATGGCGTTCAGTACGCTTATGATTACGATAAGGATGGCTCATACGCAAAAGACCATTACGCAAAGTTATCCGGCACAAGCATGTGGAGCGACACAGCCAATTCAAAGCCACTTACAGACCTTAACAATGCAAGAAAGAAGTTGCAGAAGCAGGGTAAGATTGCTAGATATGCGCTTATGAACAGCAATACATTCCAATATCTGCTCGACAATGCACAGATAAGAAATTCAATTCTTGCACAGAACCTTACAGCAACTATTGAGGTCGATGATGATACTGTTATTTCGGTAGTACAGAAGAGAGCGAAGCTCACTATCGTACTTTACGATAAGATGTACATTGATGATGATGAAAAAGAGCAGTACTTCTACCCGGATAACAAGGTTACACTTCTTCCAGAAGGCAGCCTTGGCAGTACTTGGTTTGGCACTACGCCGGAAGAAAGAACTGCAAGACAGGTAGCTGATGTTGATGTAACAACATATGGTGTAGGTATTACAGTCGCTACAAAGACAGAGTATGGACCACCTATGAAGATGTCAACATTCGCATCCGAGGTTGTACTTCCATCATACGAGAATATGGATAGCACATTCGTATATGAGGTTCATAGCGAAGAGTAGGGGGTGCAACTATGAAATATCCATATATAGTGATTCATAATGGTAAATGGTACAACGCAGGAGAAGAGGTGCCGGAGAGTAATTCTCCGGTATCTTCCGTTGGATATACAAAGACCGAAATCAACAGAATGAGTACCGCAGACTTGCAGAAACTTGCCGCAGAGCAGGGAATTGAAAACGCACAAGCGACAAGCGGTGCGGAACTGAAAGAAATTCTGATTGCAAAGTTTAATCTGTAGGAGATCGCTTATGTCATACACACTTGTCGAACAAGTAAAGATTCGTTTAAAACAATTTCATATAGAAGAGGTAGAGGATGAAGTGACCGGAGAAAAGTCCGATAAAGTTGTGTTTGATGAAAAAGAATGTAACCCTTTGATTGAACAGCTTTTAGAGCAGGCAAGAAAAGAGATTATCAGCAGACGGAACTATCCGGACACATACACGCAAGACCAGATTGACAGTGATGTTAAGAACTATGAAAACATTATGGTTAATTTGGCAGTGTACGACCGGTCGCAGGCAGGAGAAGCATACATGGCAAGTTTCTCCGAAAACGGTGTGAGCCGTACATGGAAAGACCGTGAAAGCCTTTTTGTCGGAGTGTTTCCGTTCGTAAAAGCAATGTAATTAAAGAAGATTGAGCGTGACCATATTGCCGATGTCGGTAAAATGGTTGCAGGCGGCGCACATTAAGCGGTGGTGGGCAGTGCGCAAAAAGGAGATTCAAATGAAAAGTATTTTGATTCAAACTTATCTTGTGGCACTTCCGATAGTGCTTGGATATATAGTTTGGCTTCTTAAACAGCAAAAGAAAAGCAGGGACGCGAACAGTAAAGGAACAATGCTCCTTTTGCGCGTCCAACTTATTGAATACCATGCAAAGTACACCAGAATCGGAGAAATACCGTCATATGCCTATCAGAACTTTTGTGAGATGTATGATGCGTACCATGCGTTAGGTGGAAACGGAATGGTTACGAAAATGAAGCATGAGATTGAAGAGATTCATATAGGGAAAGGAGATAAGAGCCATGAGGAATTGGAAGGATTGGACTAAGAAAGCCGGAATCCGAGCAATCAAGACTGTTGCACAGGCGGCGATTGCCGGAATTGGAACGGCGGCATTTATGGGCGCGGTGGATTGGAAATATGTTCTTTCTGCATCAGTCCTTGCCGGAGTGTTATCGCTTCTGACGAGTGTTGCCGGAATCCCAGAGGAAAACACCAATGCTTGACATTAACAAGCAGGAAATGAAATATTCGCAATCCGGTCAGAGGGTATTCATTCCACAAACTGACGAAAATGGAGATATTGTCTATGAAGGGTACAAGGATTCCGATGGAAACTTTGTACCTTATTTAGATTCCGAAGGCAACAAGATTCCAAAAGGCGAGGAAGTTGAAGGGTTTTCAGAACCTACGACATTCCGAGCCAATATCAGCAATAAGTTGTCAGAAGCCCTTGTGAAAGAATTTGGAATTGATGATAGCACATCATACTGTCAGCTTGTTACGGATAAAGGATATTTGCCACTGAAAGCCGGCGATGTAGTGTGGAAGCGTTCGGAAGTAAAGCGCACTGATGATGGGCTTGTGGATTCAGAAACCGCAGACTACATCGTAAAAGGCGTTGCAGACGAAGGACTGACCACAGATTTATTTTTGCTTCGGAAGAATATTAAGTAGGTGATTGCGTGGCAAAGAAAACTATTTCAATGACATTATCCTCTAAATCCATACAAGACGCCATAAAGGAGTTAGAAAAGTACCGCAATAGTTTACAGGCTAAATGCGATTTACTTGTTTCTAGGCTTGCACAGATAGGTCAGACGGTGGCAATACAACACATATCGGAATCACCATTAGGAAACACGATAACGGTAAGGGTAGATAAAGCACCGCAGTTAATGACCTCGAACGCGATTCTCATTGCGACCGGAAAAACGGTAACGGCAGAAGATAGAGAACCATTCTATACTTTGTTGGCGGTAGAGTTTGGAGCCGGTATTTTTTATAATTCCGCAGAGAACCACAAAGCACCGGAACTTGGATTCGGTGTCGGCACTTATCCTGGGCAAATACACGCTTTTGAAGATGGTTGGTACTATTGGGATGATAAGACCGAAACATGGCGTTATACCCACGGTATCAAAGCCACAATGCCTATGTATAATGCGGAACAACAGATTATTCAACAGTATGTAAAGATTGCAAGGGAGGTATTCGGTGGAAAATGAGTTAAATAGTTGGGCGCTTGATTTTGAAGATACCTTATGTTCCCTTTTGAAATCGTACATGGAAAGCAAGGTAAAAGGAATTAAAGTGACGCAAGATGAAGAATCGGGTGGCACCGCAACATTCCCGACGCTTTTAGTCAGACAAATCGGTGGCACAGAAGCCGGACGAACGAATGAAGCAAAGACAATCAATGCAATTCGCCCAACATTTCAGATCACAATTACAAACAAAGGTTCAAGAAAAGCAACTAAGGACATCGCAGCATATGCGGTGTCTTTTTTTAAGCAACAAATGTTTGAGGTATCAAATGTAATACAAACAATTTCCAAGCAAGTGCGAACGGTTACATTTCGCGCAACTCGCGTAATTGGAAACGTTGAGCATTTAGATCAGCTATAAGCAGAAAGGAAGTAGAAAATATGGCATCAACAAGTTATAGAACACGTGTCATTGTAAAAGAGCACACGGAAAAACAGGCCGATTTTGCAGGAACATACAATCTTTTGGTCGCAGCTAAGTCAGTTCCAAGCCCTGCATCACCGCCAAACACTGTTGAGTCAACCACAATGGAAGATGACCAGCAGACTTTTGAAAAAGGTATTAAGACTTCTGATTCAAGAGAAATCACAGGAAACCTTGAAAAAGAATATCTTTCAAAGGTGGATGGATATGGAGATAAAAAACTTGATATTATCCATCTGTACGGAACGGACGGTATCGGCGGTGTAGCGAAATACGCATATGTAGGAACTGCAACAGCCACACCTAACGATGTAGGTGGAAACGATGAAATCCTTGAAATGACGGTAACAGTTATTCCAAGTACAGCATCAGAGCTTGTTACAGATAAGCTGACTGTTGTTGATAACAACGATGGCACGTTTACCGTAACAGTGGTGGGGTAAAAAGCCTATCGGACGAGCAATCGACCGCACCGGTAGGCGAGGATGAACGGTCGATCGCAGAACTTGAAGCAATGAGATAAGCAACAATGGGGCGGTGGCAACACTGCCCCTTGCCAATATAGGGCAGAAAGGCAAGGTAAAACATGAAAGTTAAATTAGGTGGAAAAGAATATACAATTCAGTTTGCAACAAGACCATCGTTAAAATCACATATCTTACAGGATATTATGAAGACACAGGACATGGAAGATATTTCTTCTATGGAAGATATTCTTCTTGAAACACTTCCTAAAACACTTCTTGTAGGCTTACAGATGCATCATAACGATGAGTTTGGATATGATTACAAAACAAACGAAGGCTACGATGAGAAGCTTGAGAAGGTGTCTGACATTCTCTATGACGCGATTGATACAAACGAGATTAACTGCATGGATTTATTCGCTGATATGCAGGAGGAAATGATGACAAACGGTTTTTTAGCGCAGATGATGGAGTCATTGGAGAAAGCACAGGAGCAGGAGCAGGAGAAGAAAAAGACCCCATCCAAAGCGAAAGCCAAGAATTAACATGGGAATATTACGTTGCGGAAATCCGTCCGTTTTACCTTGTGGTAACAAAAGGCTACGGATTTTCCGTTGATGATATAGATATGATGAATCCAGAGTTGCTTAAGCCTTATGTGGATGCATACAAGGCAGAATGGAAGCAACGCGATGTGGAAATGTATATGTGGTTTGGCAGATATGCAACGTCAGCACTTGTGACCGCAATAGATGCTACATTCGGTAAGGGTAATAGTAAGTACGTGAAAGAAACTTGCTATGATTCCATCGAAAAGCATAATACGGACGATCCCGATGCTGAGATACGAGAAATGCTTAAGGTGGAAGAAGCATGGGCGGCTGAATCAAGGAAATCACATTTGCCAAAGCCAAAGATAGTTTAAGAAAAGAGGTATTGCTATGGCAGTAATTATCGGAAGTGCGAGACACGATGAACACGGAAATTGCTATTCTGGTGGAAAAGCCGGAGACCAGACCGGACAGGAAGTGTCTACGCAGAAGTTTTACAACCATTCTAAGGGATGGTACGTGCTAAGGGCGAAGGGCGATAGGGTTGCGGAGAAGTTGGCAGAAGCTATGCAGATTGCATCTGAAAATAAAAATATCGGCTATGACCAATCGGAACGCTACGGAGTCATTAAACATGGTATCAACACAAAGGTCAAGACGGAATGCGATTGTTCTTCCCTTGTACGTGCTTGTATTATCTATGCATCCGGTAAGGATGTGGGAGATTTCAATACATCCAATGAACGACCGGTAATTTTGAAATCCGGTTTGTTTGATGATATGGGGTCTTATCATGCCGGGTTTATTCTTCGCAACGGAGATATTCTTGTGACACGCATAAAAGGGCACACAGTTATTGTTGTAAAAGGCGCAAAGAAATGCAAAACCAAGTATTATCCGAAGTATACCGGAAATTCCGGTTCAATCGTTGAAGCATTAAAAGCGGTTGGGGAAGATGATGTGTCGAAAGAACATCGCGCGGAAATCGCAAAAAAGAACGGATTTTCCAATTTTAAGTTTACATCAGAGGAAAATTCAAAAATGCTTTCTCTTCTGAAAAAGGGAAAACTGAAAAAGTAATTCAAGGGCGGTAGGGGTCAAATCCTACCGTCTTTTTAACCGGCTATCAATGTGGAAGATAGCCGCTAACCTAAAAAAGTTATAGGAAGTTGGTGGATAAATGGAATTAGAGTCTCTTGAAATAAAAATTCAAGCACAGGCACAACAGGCAAGCGGCCAGATAGATGCGCTTGTGACAAGACTTGGGAGATTATCTTCCGCGCTTTCTGGACTTAGTACCGGAAATCTGAATAGTCTTTCCACAGGGGTAAACCGACTTGCAGGGGCAATGACGGCAATGCGTGGAATTGACACACGGACTTTTTCTGCGGTTGCAAGAAATGTAAGCAAATTAGGCTCTATCAACAGCAAACAAATTAATGCCGCGGCTGGTTCTATGCGTCAGATTTCCAATGCATTAAAAGGGATTTCTGGAATGTCAGCATCTGTTAAGGGTCTGACCGATCTTGCATCTGCAATCAAACAGCTTGGTTACCAGAGTTCCACCAAGGCGATTGAAAATATCCCGAAACTTGCTACGGCAATGAGACAGCTTATGTCCGAACTGTCGAAAGCCCCTAGCGTAAGCCGGAATATTATTGACATGACAAACGCATTGGCAAAATTATCACGTACAGGCGGAGCGGCAGGAACTGCGGCAAGAAGCATAACAAGCTCATTTAGTGGATTTAGTTCCGGTGCTTCTGCGGTTACCAAGAAGTCGTTCTCCCTTGCGTCAGCAATCGGAAAAGTGTATGCAACATACTGGGCTTTATTCCGTGGATTTAGGCTACTTGGAGATGCCATTGACATATCATCCTCACTGACAGAGGTTGAGAACGTTGTAAGGCAGACATTCGGGCAGTACGAAAGCCTAATTAACAATTTCGCAAAAACATCAATTGAAAAATTCGGTATGTCCGAGTTATCCGCGAAACAGTTTGCAAGCCGTTTCCAAGCCATGGGAACAGCCCTTGATATTCCGCAAGGGCAGATGGCAAAAATGTCTATCCGGTTGACAGAATTAGCCGGAGATATGGCTTCATTCTATGATGTGAGTCAAGAAGATATTGCCAAGAGTCTGCAATCTGTATTTTCCGGTACTACGGCACCTATGCGGCGTTATGGTATCGACTTGACACAGGCAACATTAAAGGAATGGGCATTAAAGCAAGGACTTGATGCGAACATTTCCTCAATGACGCAGGCTCAAAAAGCTATGTTGCGTTATCAGTATGTGCTTGCGCATACAACCAATATCACCGGGGACTTTGCACGTACAGCCGATACGTGGCATAACCAGATAACCATGCTTAGAGAGAACTTCAAAGCACTTGGAGCGGTCGTTGGTGGTGGTTTAATCAATGCATTTAAGCCATTTATCAAGGTGCTTAATGCGGTTCTACAGAAGGTGATTTCTTTTGCGGAAATGGTAACAAATGCTTTAGGTTCTATCTTCGGATGGAAATATGAAGCAAGCAAAGGAGCAGGAATCAGCGGTCTTGCTGATGATATTGGAAGCGCATCTGATGGCATGGATGATTTGAGTAATGCCGCAGGAAACGCAGGAAAAAACACAGGCGGTATCGCAAAAAATGCCAAGAAAGCAAAAAAGGAAATCCAACAGGCAACTCGTGCATTTGATGAATTAAAGGTTATTTCAAAACAAAGTAAAGATAATACTTCCGGTTCCGGGAATAAAGGTTCTGGTTCTGGATCTGGTTCAGGTGCTGGTGGCGGCACCGGTGCTGATGGTGGATTAGTTCAGACGGACACCATCTTTAAGAAATTCAAAAGCAAAATCAAAGACCTTGAACAGTTGGGAGAGTCTATTTCCGGTGCGTTAATTAACGCAATGAAAAAAATTAAATGGGAAAAAGTGTATGCAAAAGCTGAAGGTTTTGGAAGGGGATTAGCCAAATTCCTTAACGGACTATTTAAAGGGCAAAAAGGAACAACGCTTTTCGGAGAAACCGGAAAACTGATCGCAAATTCATTAAACACGGTGCTTCATGGATTGGATTCGTTTGGAACGACATTTAATTGGAAGCAATTTGGAAATTCAATCGCAGACGGAATAAACAAGTTTTTCCAAAACTTTGACTTTGCATTATTGGCTAAAACGCTTAATTCGTGGGCGCAGGGCGCGTTTGATACAGTTACGACAGCATTAAGTAAAATTTCATGGAAGGATGTATGGAACGGAGCAAAGGAGTTTTTAAGCAACCTAGATGTAAAAACAGTTGGAATCATAATCGGTGCGTTGACAATCAAAAAAATTCTTGGATTACATCTTGCAAAAACCGCACTTGATATAATCGGAACTTCCATTTCAAAAGCAATAGCCGGTTCACTTGCATCAAGGCTTGGCGTTGAAATTGCGGCAAATGAGGGAATCTCGACAGTATTGTCTACCGCTTTGTCAAAAAAAATAGGTGGGGCGTTTGCTACACTTGGAACAACTGTTTCAGCTGGTGTCAAAGCTTTATTCGGTAGCGGTGCGGCAGAGAGCGCACTTTCTTTTATCAGCCCGGTAGCAAAAGCTATAACCGGGATTGGCTCTGTTGCGATTGGCGCATTTACTGCAATATCAAACTTTGTGACCATGTTAAAGAACGGATTCAGTTGGCTTAATGAAGCACTTATGCTTGTCGGAGTTACGATTACGGCAGTCGGAGCGGTTATTTTAGGGGTAGCGGCAGCACCTGCAGCGATTACCGCAGGAATAGTAGCCGGTGTTGCAACGGCGGCTGTAGTAGTCAAGGATCATTGGAAAGAAATAAAAGGAATTTTCTCAAAAGCAGGAGATTGGTTTAATACTAATGTGATTAAGCCAATAAGCGGTTTTTTTAAGGGATTATGGGAATCTGTTTCCGGTTTTTTCTCTTCTTTATGGAAAGATATATCCGGTGTATGGAAAACAGTTTCTGGATGGTTCAATACTAATGTTATAACTCCTATTGTTTCATTTTTCCAAGGATTTTCGAAAAGAGTTGGTCAAATCTTTGAAGGATTGTGGATCATTGTCAAGGCTGTATGGATTGTTGTTTCTGATTGGTTTAAATCAAAGGTAATAGAGCCAATAAAGAAGAATTTTGAATTATTGAAATCGGCAGTATCAACTGCATTCAAGGTTCTATGGACAACTGTAAAATCGGTATGGGCGGTGGTTTCCGGTTGGTTTAAGGAGCATGTTACAACACCTATCAAGAATGCTTTTAGCTCAGCAAAAGAATCTATTCAGAAAGCTTTTAGCACGGCAAAGACAGCGGTAACCGGGGCGTGGAATAGTGTTTCTAGTTGGTTTAAAGAACATGTAACCACCCCGATAAAAAATGCTTTCTCGAAGATGAAAGAAAGTGTAGCTGAAATATTCAGCAAATTATGGAATAGCGTGAAAAGTGGTGTTGCCGGGGCAATGAACACCGTAATTTCAAGAATTGAAACAGCAATAAATTCATTGATCGGTGGAGTGAATACCGTTTTGAGAGGGTTCAACAGTGTTGTTTCTGCGGCGGCTAAAGTAGCAAAGGTAAAGTGGAGCGGAGTCGATCTTGTGCCGAAAGTGAGCCTACCTAAAGTAAAGGCTTATGCAACGGGCGGTTTTATGGATAAATATAGCATAGCAACAGTTGGAGAAAATGGACTTCCGGAAATTATGGGAACAGTCGGAGGTAAGCCAGCGGTCGCAGGAAGCCAAGAAATTACCGGAATCAAAGATGCTATCAATTCAACATCTGCGCAAGAGGTTTCCTTACTGCGACAACAAAATCAGTTATTACAAGCTATTTTACAGAAAAATTTCGGAATTACTACAAACGACATAGGAAAAGCTGCAAGGGATTATGGTAGAGAACATTACAATCGAACCGGAGACAATGTATATGTTTTTTAGTGACTTCTATAATAGAACGTGATATAATTCTAAATAAATCATATCACAAGAAAGGAGTCATTATGAGAAACACAAAAAAATTATTAGTAGCGATGGGATTGGCATTTGCCGTTTTGATTTCGGCTATGCCAATCCAAAATGCAGATGGGGAACAGATTGTTGCACAGGCGGCAACTATCAAATTAAGCAGAAAGACTCTTAATTTAAAAATTGGAGAATCCGCAACATTAAAGATAAGCGGAATGAGGAAAACTGCTAAATGGAGTAGTGGCAATAAATATGTTGCTTCTGTAAACAAGTCTGGAAAAGTTCTGGCGGTTGGAGAAGGAACAACGTACGTAAAAGCAAAAATTGCAAAGAAAACGCTTTCTTGCAAAGTTACCGTCACTTCTTCCTTTAATGCGAACAAGGTAAAGAAAAACATCTCAATTGAATACCAAGATAGTGGTCATGGAGTTGTTGCTATCTTGAAAAACAACAACAAGGTAAATGTTGATCTGGACGCAAAACTTGTATACTACAAAAACGGTAAAATGCTGGATAGCAAAAGCGATTGTAACAGAGCTTTTGAATCCGGTAAGGAATGTGTTCTTTATTTTGACGCACCGAGCGATTCTGATTATAACGATGTTTCTTATGATAACTATAAAATGTCGTTGAGTGTTGATGAAGCAACAAATGCTGTTTGTGATGTTCGCAATATAATGGTTCAATCGGACATTGGAGCAGATAATGTTACGGTTGAAGCTACAAACGATTCCGGAAAAGATTTTTCATTTGTGAAAATTTCTTGCTTAATGTATGATGCATCTGGCAACTTGATCAAATATGATTATCATTATGCAGAATGTGAAAAGAATGGAGACACCGATTATTTCTCGTTTAGTTTTCCGTACGATTCAAATTACGATACGATCTATCCGAGCAGTTATAAGATATATGTTGATGAAGCATATACATATACTTGGTTACAATAAAAATTGAAAGATAAATGATACTTAAGCCGTGGAAACACGGCTTATTTTAATTCCAAAATCGGATTGACACAAAATCAAAAATAGTCTATCCTTATTACTAAGGAAACAACCTTATCCGTGAAGATGCGGATTACTTACTCGAACGCCATACTGTACGAAAGAGGAAACCAATGTGATTTCACAAGCGGTTTCCTCTTTTTTATTCAGATAAAAATGTATGGAGGTAGACACGAATGAAAAAATCACAACTTATGCTTAAGATTCAAAACGGCATTGAGGTATTTGAGAATCCAATATTCGGACAGATCAGAATGGTCATGGTCGATGATGAACCATGGTTTGTTGGAAAGGATATATGCGAAGTATTTGGAGATACGAATTACAGAAGAAGCCTTTCAAATATTGATGATTCTGATAAGGGTGTGTCACAAATTGATACTCCCGGTGGAAAACAAAGAATGACGGTTGTTAATGAAAGCGGTTTGTATTCCTTGCTCTTTCAGATGCAACCACAGAAAGCAAAGGGTGTGTCACAAAACGACTCCCTTATAAACGAAAGAAAAGAAAAACTTCATAAGTTCAAACGTTGGGTAACATCCGAGGTTCTCCCTACAATCCGTAAAACAGGTGGGTATGTCAATAATGATGAATTATTTATTTCCACTTACCTGCCATATGCAGATGAAAACACTAAGCTGATATTTTCCCAGACATTAAAAACTGTTAGAGAGCAGAACGAAACCATTAAAAGGCAGAAGAAAGAAATCATCCATAAGGAAGATGTTATTATCGGACTCGTTGATGATATTGACTTGGCAACTAAGAGACAGCGGATAACGCAGATTGTCCGTTTCGGTGCCGATGGAAAGTATCAAGAACGCTATTCATTGCTTTATGGAGAATTTGAAAGGAAATATCACTGCAACCTTAAATCAAGGATGGAAGGGTGCGCACTCAAGCCCAAAGTAAGAAACAAGATGGATTATATCGACAGGGAAATGGGAATGATTCCGCAGTTGTACGAAATCGCTTGCAAACTTTTTGAAAACGATGTAGAAAAGCTGAAATCTGAATGGGAATCAGTAGTAGCTTAAAATTTAATCAAATGGATAGCATCTACCAAACGGTAGGTGCTATTTTTATACCCATTTTTAGGAGGTAAACGATGGGATATGGCGGATATTTAGTAAAGTTTGGCAATTATACCATACCGAACAATTTAATAAAGCAGGACACGTTTAGTTCCTATGTGAACATGCAGGACAAAGACCTTTGGACGGATGAAAACGGATATGAGCATCGTGATGCCGTGGAATTGAAAGCCTTAAAGGTTGAGTTTGAAACCAAAGCCATGCTGACCGAAAAGCAGTTTGATGATTTTTGGAAGAATATTGAAAAGAACTATACCAAGGCAAAGGAGCGCGGCGGCTATATCACGGCATACGTGCCGGAAAAACGCGGATATGTGACACAGTACGGATATATCGCTGATATTCAGCCTACGTTCTATTCTGTGGCACATGGGAAGATAAAATATGACCCAATCAAGTTTTCATTTATAGGCGGTGTGTATGATAAATAGTAGTTTGAAAGAAAAGTATTGGGATTCCGCGACAGATAAACAGATGGTCATATCTGTTGTTGGAACGAATCAGAAAATAGACAATTCGATGCTTGAAATCGGTACGTTTGCGCTTGAAGAAAGTCTTTGTTCGGAATCTGAACTAAAGTTTGGAGCGTGCGAAGCGAATTGCGTAAAATTCACAGCACGAAACACCGCAGGAAACATTATCGGAAAGACAATCTCTATCGAAGAAACGATTGACGGAGACAGCGAAAATCCGATGCCATACGGAGTTTTTAAGGTTGCATCCGATGTTCCTACGGCCGACCGAACGAAACGGCAGATTACGGCATATGACGCTATGTACGACATTATCAATACGGATGTAAAGTCTTGGTATGCAGGACTTAGCTTTCCAATGACACTTAGGCAGTTCCGTAATAGCTTTTTTGCGTATCTTGGAATCGCGCAAGTTGAAACAAGCCTTGCCAATGATTCCATGACGGTCAATAAGACGATTGTAGCCACACAGACGGACGATTCAAGCGCGGTCACAGAAGAGTCTGCTATCAGTGGAAAAACCGTTGTAACGGCAATCTGTGAGATTAACGGATGCTTTGGAAATATCAACCGAGAGGGCAAGTTTGAGTATATCTTTCTGAAAGCAATCACAAGCGCACTTTATCCGGCAGAGGATTTGTTTCCGTCTGACAATTTATTCCCGTCCGATGCAAATACAGAATCCATGACCGGACACTACATCGCGTTTGATTATGAGGACTTTCAAAGCAAGGCAATTACACAGCTAGAAATCAAGACAAGTGAAGATAATGCCGGTGCTATTGTTGGAACTGCCGGAAACAACTATTCGATTACAGGAAACTTTCTTGTATCAGACAAGACCGGAGCGGAGCTGGAACAGATTGCAAATAACCTATTGCCGATTATGAAACAGGCGGCATACACACCGATTAAAAGTTGCACCTGTGTCGGAAATCCATGTCTGACACTTGGGGAACCCATCCGGTTCAATACCACAAGAGAAATTGTTGAAACATATCTATTGCAGCGCACTTTAACCGGAGTGCAAAGTAAGAGAGATTCAATCTTGGCACAGGGTACGCAGACACACTCTGCAAAGGTTAATTCTATTAGAGACACGATTGAAAGCGTGCAAAGACGTACCGGAAAGTTAGAGAGGAACGCAGACCATCTTCAATCCACGTATGAGGATTTAGAAGAGCAGACAAATACCAAGTTTGAGCAGACCACAAAAAGCATTGTCGCAGAAGTCAATCGTGCACAAAAAGCGGAAGGGCAATTAGACGCATCATTGGAATTGAAGTTAGGCAGAGACGAGAACGATCAAGTTATTTCGATGATTAATGCAAGTGCTGACCAAATTGTGCTACGAGGAAACAGATTGATTGTAGAATGTAACAATTTTGAACTGGACGGTAGCGGACGAGTACATATAATAGAATCTCTGCTTTTTGACAGTGGTGAGGTATCTGGGGTAGAGATATTAGGGCATGACGGAAGAAATAATGCGTTATTGCAGAATGTTAAGTTGGACTTATTATCTGTTACTGATGCAAACGGGGAAAACTTGGCGACAGAAAGTTATGTTGATAATTCGCTGAGCGGCTACGCAACCAAAAGCGAATTGCCAAGTGGGTATTTTACAGATGTAAACTATACACTTAATGATAGCTCTACAACCAAGTATTCGCCTAGACACTTTAATAAAATGTCTGATTTTGGTTCAAGGGAAAGTACCTTGGATATCGAGGGTCTTTTGATTTCTATTCCGAGTTCCGATAGAAGGCTGAAAAATAATATACAATCATTAAGGGATATTAAAAGCGTTTATATGGCAATGCGCCCAGTTGAGTATACATGGAAATCCGGATACATCACGCAGCACACAGGCTTACAGTTTGGTTTAATTGCGCAGGATTTAGAGAAGATTTTGCAGGATGCTGGATTGTCCGATAGCGGACTCGTACTAAAAGAAGATGCCGAAGAGGATGAAAAAGCAATTCACGGAGATTCAAAGACATGGAAAATTGACAAGGAAAATCTCCATGCAATGCACATACAGATGATCCAGATGCAGCAGAAAGAAATCGAACTTTTGAAGCAGAAAAATGAAGAATTGGAGCGCAGACTATCCGTGTTAGAAAGGAGTGTGAGCCATGCAGAAAATATATAACCGTATCAACTGGGAGAATTTCCCAAGTGAAAAAACAGCGGTAAATGAATCTAATCTTAACAAGATGGACTTGGCAATTGACAATCTGGATGATCGTGTGGTTGCTATGGATGCGTCTAAGGTTGATTTGACAAAGGCAAATGAGCTTGTGAAAGAAATTCTGTGGGATGAATCCAACGGTACGCTGACTGTGGTAAAGATGAACGGTTCCAAGGCTGTTATCGATACAAAATTAGAAAAGTTGGCGGTAAACTTCAAGTATGATCCGCAGACACAACAGTTGATTATCACGCTGGACGATGGCACAACGCAGAATGTTGATTTGTCCGCTCTGATCACGCAGTATGAATTTATAGATAGCAATACCATTGCATTTGAAATTAGCAGTGACGGTAAGGTGTCCGCAATCGTGAAAGAGGGAAGTATCCAAGAAAAGCATCTGCGCCCAGATTATCTTGCAGATATTAAAGTGGAATCTGCCAAGGCGGTAGCATCTGCCAAAAGCGCAGGGGTGTCCGAAACCAACGCGGCAAAATCTGCCACAGAAGCAAAGGACAGCGCAGACAGGGTGCAGGGAATCGAAAGCGAGATTAACAAGAAATTGACAATGGCAGAATTTGACTTGAACGATGATGGAGAGTTAATTTACACAGATAATGCAGCGTATAACTTTACCGTTGATAATAACGGAAATTTGAATTGGGAGGTGGCTTAATATGGCAGTGGCAGGTAGAGTAGCAATCGTGCCTAAAGGCGAGTGGAGCGCAAATGCTACATATAAGAGATTGGATGCGGTAACTCATAATAACACATTGTATTTTGCGAAAAAAGAAGTTCCGGCAGGAACAGTAACTAGCAATACGGAATATTGGTCGAAGTCGATTGTGGGTGGTGCCAGTGCAATCGCAACGAAAGAGGATGCCGGGATTGTGAAACCGGATGGGAAAAGCATGAGTGTCGATGAGAACGGAACACTTAGTATTAACTTGGATGGAACCACAATTACATTAGACGAAGCGAAAAATGTCATAAAGCTGGCAGATACACTAAAAGAAAAGATCGGAAGCGCACTGCAACCGGAAAGTATCGTAAACAACCAGGTAACAACAGAAGCTGGATTTGCCCTGGATGCACGGCAGGCAAACCCGAATCTGGATGGTACGCTTGCGAAACAGTTAAGTGATTTAAACGGCAGTTTAAATAATAACCGCGATATAATATGGTCTAGTCCACACACCTTAACTCCATCTGTTATAAATAAATGGGTGGCAAGTGACAACTTTATAACGCTACAACCCGGGAAATATATATTAGGGTTTAAAGCTCATGCAGTTTGTAATAGTGATGTGTATATAGACACTTCTATAGACACAAAAGAACAATCATTTATTTTTTATGAAAAAAACGTCAATATGCCTGTTAGTACGATAACAGCAGGTGAAACAGGTGTAACAAGATCTGTAACTAATGTTTTTGTAGCAACGATTGATGCGCCTATTGAGCTTTATTTTTTATGTTATACAAGTGCTACAATAACTATTACTTATGAAATTTGGGCTTTAAAACTTCTTTAAAATTATAATTTTGGTGGATAATATCAAATTCAAACGCAAATAAATTGATCGTGGCTAATATTAGACTACCTGTAAACCCAGATTACATCAGACAACTAATGGATATGTTCTTGATTCGTGGATTGATTTATGTCAATGATACTTTTGACCATAAGAAAGCTCCGTCGCCTCCACTTATTTGTCCAATATAGCAATTACGTCCCCAACCGCTAATAGGTATTGCAATCGCAAAGCCTCTCCACACAGACATTTTCACGGACAAAATGACACACCCGAAGCCATTATTGAAATTATCGTCATCAAAACCAAAGATTTCCTTATTTAATGTATTGTTTCCGGTACTTTCTATCACCAAAAATGTACTTTTTTGATTCATGTAAAAATTTGAAAACGTGGTGACATCATCTTTGCCTATGTGGTTTGTCTTGAGCAAATCATTTTTTAAACTGCCGTTTAAATAAGTTTAGTAACCCATAAATTTACACATAGAAAGGAATAAAAATCATGGACAAAATTATCCTTAAAAACAAAACAGAATTTGAAATTGCCGATGGTGCAAGTCTTGGCAACATCCAGATCAAGGCAGAGAATTTCGAAGCCGTCAAGACCATCACGGATGCATTTTCTGCGGACAACCTTGCGGAAGTGACATTTACACACAATGGCGAAACATCCGGCAAGTATACCGATCTGAAATCCGATGGGTTTACATATATGCCAAACGTGGGAGAGGACGGGAAAGAAGATGGTACATACACCGTAACGGTCAGCTTGCGGACTAAGACTGAGATGGAGAAAGCCATCGATGAGCTTAAAGCCGGACATGAAGCAAACGCAGAAGCAATCCAAGAACTGGCAAACATTGCCGCAGAAAGAGAGGTGTAGGATATGGTTAAATTCTACGTGAGACGTATTCTGGTAGACAAGAAAATGACAATTGATGAAGTGCCGATGCGTTGGCGCACAAAAGTGCAAGAAGAGATTGAGAAACAGCTTTCCGCTTCTCTGCAATGACATTTTCTGTCGAAATTTGCGACCGAAAAATGTTGAAATCATGCATATTGTAGTGATACTATGGACTTGTCCGAAAGGACACTTCAAGTTCTGGTGGGGGCAAGGCTTGGCATTGGCTTTGTCCCCAAGTTGTTATTGACTATGCCGAACATACGTTCTATAATATTTGTATCGCTACATAGGGCACATGATTGGGGGTTTTGAGGTTGGGAAAAGAATACTACAAAAATGAAATCATCAAACTTATTGAAAAATGCGACAATTTGCATTGGTTAAAAACCATATATGCATACGTAAGCAACTTATTAAAATAGGAAAAGAGCCAAGGGTCTGCGCATTGCCCTTGGCTCTTTTTTACTTTTTGTCTGAAATCGTATCTACTAAATTTTCTAAGGCTGTCCAATCGCTTTCGCTTAACTTGCACAGTGCAGAAACAAGTCGATACTTAAAGTTTTCATCACCTAATCTTTGGATTTCTCCAAGCATTGCTGAAATCTGTTCGTCTTTTGATAACTCAACAAACATTTCTCCGTTTCCGGTGCGAAGCCAATCTTGATTGACATTAAATTTTTCACATATATCAAAAATTGTTCTTTCGGACGGTTTTTTTGTTCCTGTTTCAATTTGCGCTATAAAATTTCTCGAAAGACCAATTTTTGAGGAAAATTCTTCTTGTGTTAATCCTAATCGACTTCTTAATTCTTTGATTCTTTCATTCACTATTTATCCTCCTTTCATATATACTATATAACAAAAATGTCCCCTAGTCAACAAAAAAGTATTGACAAAATGTTTCTTGGGGACTATACTTTGTTTACAAGGTCAACAAAACCTTAAAATTAAAGGAAAGAGGTGAGAACATGAAAGAGATTAAATCAGCAAATGACATAATTGTTGTTCCGGTTTCTTATTTTAATGGAATGGAAAAGGAATTGCAGAAGATTCTAAACAAAGTGGATATTCACGATATGGATGTCATGGAACAGGTTCTTCATATGCGGAAGTGGCTGAAAACCAAAACCGTATATGAAGAAACAAAGAGATTATATCCTAATCTCCGTTTGGAAAATATTCATTTGCTTTTACCACAAGAAGAAGAGAGTTCTTGTGAGTGTACTGATAAAACAAACAGTGAATAGATTCTGCTGTTGTGTCGCATAGCGGATTGCCAAACGTTTCAGGAACATTTAGTTCCCAACAGAAATTATTTATATTTGCGAATGTTATATCGTTTTCGGCTAATATCTTTGCCATCTTTTCTCGGTCGCAGGATATTGTAGAAAAATCGCAAAACAAAAAGTATTTCAAATTGTATCACCTCCCTTATTTGATGATAAGGGAATTATACCACAGAAAGGAAGTGAAAGTATGGATAATTTGGTACACATTGGAAATGCGGATATTTCCATCAAAGAGTACAAAGGCGAGCGAGTGGTCACATTTAAGGACATTGACATGGTACATGAAAGACCAGACGGAACAGCGAGAAAAATATTTAACGACAATAAGAAACACTTTATTTTAGGAGAAGATTACTTCGTCCGAAATTCGGATGAAGCCAAGGGGGAATTTGGTGTAACTTCTCCGAACGGAATGTATCTTATCACAGAACAGGGCTATCTGATGTTGGTCAAGTCATTTACGGATGATTTGGCATGGGAAGTACAAAAGAAATTAGCTTCTTCCTATTTTAATGTATATTTTCGGATGCGACTTGAACATTGTAGCAGAGTACGAAATCAGATATTGCGCATGAAAGGAAGTGATTGAATGAGCGAAAAGGAAAAGAGAGTTGTCGAAAAACTTCGTGATGCCATTCCGAATATGACAGATTTTCAGAAAGGATATGTCCTTGGAATGGTAGAGAGTTCTGCTTCGAAACATAGTGAGCAGGGCGAGGAAAACGAAACACATAATGGAAAGGAGAATTAAAATGAGCAATTTTGAATTTCAGAAAGTTAATTCAAGGGTAATTCGTAGCGGTGACAACTATTTGGCAAAGGTTGACTCTGCGGAAAATTTTTCAAGCATTTTCGTTGACGAGGAAACAACATATGGAGTTTCTGTAAGAGATGCACAGATACAGACAGGAGATTCGACTTACACACCTGCAATGGCTTTTACATATTCCATGGAAGATGGTTCTGTGCGTTTTATAGATGTTGTTGTATGTCCGTTACTCGGAACGTTTGTTTCTGACTGGTACTAAATTATAAAGTGGCAGAAAGGAGCATGAATGAAAAAAGTAATCCAATTCATCATAGGTGCGGTTGCAATGGAGTATTCCTTGGTTGCCGCTTGCTATATGGATAGTGAGGGCACAGCCGGGAATATGGCGGCTATTAAATTTGTAGCCGGGGCAGTAATTGCGGCAATCATGTATTACTGGTCGGAAGTAGACCGAAAGAGAGACGAACTTGACAAGCGAATTAAGAGAAAACGCAGAATGAGAGAGGATGCATGGTAGGCGTTGTGTATATAAGTGGCACAAGATGTTCCACGAAAGAAAAGCGTATGCTTGCTGAACTTTTGGCAGGGAAACGAAAGAAACAAGACGATAAAGAGGACTTTGAAAAGGTTCTTGACAGAGAAATGGAAAGGAGAAGCAATGGAGAACAAAATAACACTGATCGGTGATATTGTATCAGCACCAAGGGAAAGCCATAAATCAAGCGGTAAGATTTTTTATAAATTTTTCATCGAAGTTGAAAGAAGAAGCGGTGTTGCAGATATTCTTCCGGTACTGTTTGACAAAGAAATCAGCGATACAGAAATCAGCGGAACGGTATGTGTCAAGGGAAAGATAATTACCCGGCACGTAAAAACCGGATCTGGAGAAGCCATTCTTATGTATGTTATGGCTGATGAAATCACAAAGTCAGAGGATGATAACCATTTGAATGAAGTAAGTCTTGATGGAATTATCGAGGAAAAGCAACTTAGGGAAACGCCACTTGGTCGTAAAATCTGTGATGTGAAACTCAAAAACATAAGAGAAAATGGAAAAGAGGATTTGATTACCTGCATTGTATGGGGAAAGTGTGCAGAATATACAGACTCACTTGCTTTAGGCGATAGGGTAAGCACATATGGCAGATTGCAGAGCCGGAGATATAAGAAAACGTGTAAAGATGGTCGCGTTGTGGAAAAAGTTACATATGAGTTGTCAATAAAAGGAATCGTGGGGGTGTAATAATGCGAATGATTTTAAAATCGTTACACATGGAGAATTTCAAAGGTATTAAGAGCCTTGATGTGAATTTTTCCAATAAAACAAGTATTAAAGGACAGAATGCAGTAGGCAAGACCACAATTTTTGATGCGTTCACATGGTTGCTGTTTAACAAGAACAGTGCCGGAGAGGAAAAATTCAATGTTAGACCATTGGATAAGGACGGCAAGCGCATTGATAACGTGGAAATCAAAGTTGTGGGAGTTATTGAAGTTGATGGGAAAGAAGTAGAACTTTCCAAGGTTCAGAAACAGAACTGGGTTAAGAAGCGCGGAACCGACACGGTGACTTTACAGGGCAATGTAAATTCATTTGAGATTGACGGTTATCCAAAAAGTGAAGCTGATTTCAAAGAATATATTTCCAGTCTGGCACAGAGCGAGGATATGTTCAAGATGCTGGCCAATCCGCAGTATTTCTCTTCCATGAAATGGAAAGAGCAGCGGGATATTCTGATGCGCCTTGTAACGGATGTATCGGATGTTGAACTGGCGCAGACAGATGCTAAGTATGCCCAATTACTCGGCGAGTTGGAGAAAGCACCGTCCACGGATGATATTCGTGCAAAATTTCAGAAAGCTCTTACAGAGTGGAAAAAGAAACAGTCAGAGATTCCGGTACGTATTGATGAAGCCGAGAAATCCAAGGTTGATGTTGACGTGGCAGAGCAGGAACTTGCAAAGGTAGATCTGGTAAGAAGAATCGCTGAATGTGACAAGAAAATGGAGAATGCCGGTAGCACGTTAGGCGATTTGAGAAGCAAGGAAATGCAGTTGCAATTTGATATGTCCGGCATTATGCAGGTCATGAATGACGAACTTTCCGCAAAACGTAGAGGTCTTGACAGTGCCAAGGATGATGCAACACGAGAGTTCAATGACTTACATAATCAGATTCAGTCTGCGGAAAATCAGATCAAGGCAAATGAGAAGACAATTTCCGATACAGATGCAGAGCGGAAAAATCTTGGTGTTGAATACAATGCAGAATTTTCCAAGGCATTTGATGAAATGCCATATCTCTTTGACGAATCCAAGTGGAAATTTGATGAATCTACAACGGTTTGTTCCTTATGTGGTCAGAAGTTGCCGCAGGATAAGATTGAGTCTCTTAAGGCTGATTTTGAGCAGAAAAAGGCAGATGCCAAGGCACGTGCCACCAAGCAGTTAGAGGATGCACGCAAAGCATTTGATGATGCAAAGGGCGCAAAACTTAAAGGTCTGATTGACAAGGGCAACGCTTGCAAGGCTGATATTGAGCGATTGACAAAGGAAAACGCCAAGTTGCAGGAAGACATTGTGGCACTCAAAGAGCAGGAATCCAAGGCACTTGCAAAGCAGAATGATTATGCAAAGCAGTTATCCGAGATCCCGGCAGAAGCTGATTATTCGCAGAATGAAGAGTATGTGAAGCTGAAAACAGAGCATGACAAGATTCTTGCTGATATTGCAAAGGTTGAATCCGAGGGCGCAGACAAGGTTGTTACTGATTTAAAAGCCGAGAAAGCCGATCTGCAGAGTCAGCTTGAAGAGGTGAACAAGGTTATTGCGCAGGCGGCTAACAATGTGGCGATTGATGATCGTATCGAAACGCTTCGTGACGAGCAGAAAGAAATCGGGCAGAAAGTTGCAGACCAGGAACAGATGCTTTACCTCTTAGAAGAGTTCATTCGTTTCAAGCTGAATAAGGTTTCTGAATCTATCAACAGCCATTTCAAGACCGTAAATTTCAAACTCTTTGAAATGCAGTTAAATGGCGGCATGAAAGATTGCTGTGAGTGCACCGTAAATGGAGTGCCGTATTCGACTTTGAATAGTGGTCACAGAATCGTAGCCGGACTCGATATTATCCGCTCATTGAGTGAGTTATACGGTGTGAGAGTGCCTATTTTTGTCGATAACGCGGAATCGCTGAATGAGTTCAATGTGCCGGATATGGATGCACAGCTAATTCTTTTGAGCGTTTCCGAGGACAAACAGTTGAAAGTGGAGGGTGTGTAGAATGAAAATTAGAGTTTCTACAGACGGAATGAGCATTTCTGTTGATGTCGGGGATAAAGCAGTTGAACTTTTCTCTAAGATTACAAGCATATTGGTAGACTATCTTCATTTTGATTCCGCGAAAGAAATTGAGATTGAGAAACCAAAGTTAGAGCTTGATTCGCTTCCAAAAATTCCGAATGCTGTAGTTCCGAGTAACATACCGGCACAACATAAAGAACCTGTTGAAGAGACTTATCACGGATTGACATATAAAGGATTCATCTATTGGAAATGTAAGAAATGCGGAGCGATAAGAGGTTTCTGCTTGAAGAAAGAGAGCAAAGACATCCATTGCATGAATTGCGGAGATGATTCACTTTTTGGCGAACCATTGAAACCGATTTATGCAGATTGTGAGTGCGGACAGCATTTCAAGTACATGACGAATATGGATGAGGAAATGTTTGATATGGATTGCATTGATTGTGGTGCACCAATTCCTATTAAGTGGAACGACCATGATAAATGCTATCAGACCATCAAAAATTAGAAAGTGAGGGTGCCGAATGTCAAGAGTAGGAATAGGCAACAACATCACACAGCCGGATGCAAGGTGTATGTCATGCAAGCGTTGGAGAAACGCAAATAAAGGGTTTTGGGGAGGAGACGGACATTGTTCTCTTCCGTATTGCGAGAAAGACGCGAGAAATAAAGGAAAGAGAGGGCTTAGAAGATGAAACAGCAGATTACCGAAGAAATGAAAATCCAGAATGAATGGTACAAAGAAGCGAAAAAACAGACTGTGGAAACACTTCCGGAATTTGTAAGACATTTAACAGAAGACTATTCGCATGATTATGGGACTATTTGCCACGCAGTTGCGGCAGCAGGAATAGCAGCCATGCACGCGGTTGACAATTCTCCGGCGGGTGGAATTACCGGATTTCAAGCCGGATGCATTATGTGGCAGGTTATTAGAGAATGGAACTTTCAGAACAATAAGACAGGGTTGAAAATTCTTGATTATGACAATCTTCTTTATCCGCAGTATAAAGCTTCTTTTATATCTATAAGTAGTAAAATTTGGGAATCTGTAAAGAAAGAAGCTCAAAACAAAATTAACCAGAATAACGATAAAGTGGAAAAATGGAAGGTTGCTCATGATAAATGGGTTATTGATATGGAGAAGTTTAAAGTAGACGTTGTGGAATGGCAGAAACAGCATCCGGAATACCCGACATATGAGGACAATCCAAAATTCTATGAGCATCTTGGGTTTGGAACTATGGAAGAATGGGATGAGGAAAATAAGAAACAGGAGAGCGGATTTATGTTTGCTCCAACGGAACCATGCAATCCAAGTGCTAATCCAAATGTTATTGCACATTGGAAATCTATTGTTAATGGAAATGTTCCATTTGGTTTGAAAATTGAGGAGGAATGATAAATGCAGTATATCAAAGCGAAATTTCCAAACAGTACAAGAAGCTACGTGTATCGCACCGAGGATTCCGTGAAAGTTGGTGACACGGTTGCAAATGCCAAAGGTACAAAGCTGACAGTTACAGATGAAACCGTGGATATGAAGTGGGTGGATACCTACGGTGCTGATAAGGTGGCAGTTGTGAAGAAGTATGAGGAACCGGTAGCTGCCGGAGAAAGCGAGGAATAAATAATTATGGCAGAAACAAAGAAACAGGAAGTTGCAGTTAAGCAGGGAATGAATACAAGACTTTCATTTTATGCAAATCAGTATACCGGACTTATGGAGCGTGATTTCGCAGAACATGGTCTTGCCTTTGATGATTATTCCAAACAGTGCGTTATGGCATCTATGAGTGCCATTTACAACCTTGTTACATCGAATAAGGCGGCTATGGAAAATCTGAATGGTTCTAATTTGAGACAGGTTATCGGGCAGGTTTCCAGCCTTAAACTTAATGCAAATGCCGTGCCAAGAGAGTGTTATTTCCAGTTGAGAAATAAGCAGGATGCCAATGGAAATTGGTATAAAGAGGTTGAAATGGGTATTGAGGGAGACGGAAACGATGCACTTCTCCGTAATTTCGGTGTTGGTGTTAAAAAGGTCTATCCGGTATGGCTTGTGAAAGAAGGGGATGAATTTACATATCCGAAGCACAGAGGTGTTGAAGTTACGCCGCCGGAGTGGGAAGAAAAAGGATTGTCGCAGAAAGTAATCCGTGTAGTTTATCCAGTCGAGATGGACGGTGGAAAGATTGAATACATGATTGCGGAACGTGAAGGCGTGAAAGGAAACCTTTTGGCTCATGTGCGCAACAATCTTTTGAATGAAACGTTTGGAATTTGCGAGAATAAGCGCAAGGCAACCGACAAGCAAAAGGCTGAAATTAAGGCTAAAAAGGACGAGATTATCAGTGCACTTCTCGGATGCAAGACATTGGAAGAAATGCTTGCTTGTGAAGTGGCAAGACCTTATATGAGCGCGGCGTGGAGAGAAACTTCCGAAGCTATGATTATTCGCAAGATGCGTAATAATGCAATCAAGAAGCATCCGAAAGACCTTAACGCTATGGCTACACAGTCACTTATGCAGATGGATGAAACTTATCAGCAGACGCAGGAAGAAATTGCCGAGAACGCCAATTCAGAGGATTTTGTTGTAGATGCGGAAGCAAAAGAAGTTGAAAGCGCAGCAGTCGAAGCGGAAGTTGTTGAATCGGCAGAGAATGACGAGAACGTACCGGACTTTATGAAGGATTAGGAGGATATGAAGAATGATTTTTGTAAAATTAGCAGTTCTGTTGTGGGTAGCATTTTTGATTGTGAGATTTTTTGTCAGGGCGAATACCACATTAGAAGAAAAAGTTGCGGCTGCCGTTGGCAAGAAAATTAAAATGACATTCGGAAGATGGGTGCTTGTCATTGTATTTCTTCTTGCGATTGCTGATTCATTCGTGGCACTTATTTGGTTTCTGTTTTTTAGATAAGGAGGTTTGCTATGAGAGTTATATCACAGGACGGAACAATGGATGTACCATATGAAGTCAGTTCTTTAAATATGGTAGTCGGGAAATATGAAGATGTTGTAAATGCGGCTATTTATTGCTGCAACTCTTTTTCGACAATAAGAATGGCTGAATATGGTTCCGAAGAAAAAGCAAAGAAAGCAATGGAAATGCTTAGGATTGCGTATGAAAATAATGAATTTTATTATCATACTGCCAATTCAGAACACTTCACGGAATTTTCCCAAGCGTTAAGCAAAGAAATGTTTAAGAAAGCTACATCAGAATATTTTCAGTTTCCTACAGAGGAAGAATTGGAGTAGGGTATGGATAATTTAACAAGATACACCGCAGACGATGAAGTACCGAATTGTGGACGATGTGAACACATCAATGATTCTAATGAATGGTGTATGCAAAATTGCGGCGGAGCAAATGGCTGGAGCGGCTATTTGAGATATGGAGAAAGCGATGTGACAAAAGATTGAAACTTAGAGTTTTGGGTTCAAGCAGTTCCGGAAACTCATACGCCTTGATTTCAGACAGTGGCGAAATCCTTGCCATTGAAGCCGGATGCAAATTTCTTGATTTTAAGAAAATGATTGATTGGAAAATAGCAAATGTTTCCGGATGCATTGTGAGCCACGAACATGGAGACCATGCACGATACATAAAAGATTTCATGAAATCCGGCATTCCGGTTTATACGGCATTTGAGACACAGACCGCACTTGAAATCATTACAGGAGAGCGTACAATAGCCATTCCACCACGCAGAGCACGGCAAATCGGCAGTTTTACGGTAACACCCTTCAATGTACCGCATGATACAGAAATCGAGTGCTACGGTTATTTAATCGAGCATGAGGAAATGGGTAAACTGTTATTCTTGACCGACTTGGAATATTGCAAATATGACTTTTCCGGCATAAAGGTTGAGCATATCATGGTTGAAGCCAATTATAGCATGGACTTGGTAGACCGGAATGAGCCAAATTATGAACACCGTTTACGAGGGCATATGAGCCTTGATACGGCACTTAAATTTATTCAGACGAACGACAACCCTGCTTTGCGAAATGTCGTTTTAATACACTTATCGGACACAAGCGGAAATCCCGCGTTATTCCTACAACGAACGAAAGAAACAATTAAATATGGAGCGAATGTTTATGTTGCAGAAAAAGGGTTAGAGGTTGATATGAACATTTGTCCGTTCTGAAAGGAGAAAGCATGAAATTATACATTTACAGATTTTGGGGCGATAAATTTTCTTGTGGAGAAGTAGACGTAGAAGAAAAGCCAAAAACGTATATCATTACTGAAGAATCCGAATTTGAATATAAAGGACAGAGAATCCGCAAGGACGAAATTGGTGTGTTAAGCGGTTGCAACAGGGATAGGGTCATTCTGACGGAGAAAGACAAGAAAAAGCTGTTGGAATGCTTATTAGCAGGCAGAGCACTATTGTTGAGAGTTGCCGAGTACGTCTTGAATATGAAGAGAAAAAACTTGAGACCATCAAAGCGGAACTTGAAAAAGAATAATTAGGTTGAAACACCTTGGCGAAAGCCTAAAAGAAACTATCTTGCTTGGCGAATAGTTATCACAAACCTTATTGAAAGCCATGTTTTGGCGGTACGGTTACCGTACCGCCCTTACAAAAGATTGGAGGTAAAAATTGAAAATATGTGAATACTGTATGGCTGAATTTGAGCCGAAGCGACCAGATCAAAAATACTGCAGACCCAAATGTGCAAAAAGATACGCACAGTTTAAGAATTTTAAAAAGGCTGGAAGAATTGTGTATACAAGAATATGCCCGAAATGTGGCAGGCTGTTTATGACGATAGATGAACGCAAAGTTGATTGCCAAGACTGCATCGGCATTGACATTAAAGAACGATTGAGAAAGCCAAAGAAAAAGGATGATGCAATCAAGGCTGTGAATCATATGGCACGCGCTTCCGGAATGAGTTACGGAAAGTTTGTGGCTCAAATGAGCATGAAGCCATTGGAGAGGAAGTGATTGAGTTGGATTATAAGAAATTTAGACAGGCAAAAGCCATCGAAGCCAAAAATAAACAGAAGTGGCTTGCGTTGAATCCGAAACTGAATGATGAAAGCGGAATATACTTCTTACTTCGTGAGGATGAAAATGGTTTCCGGTATGCGTATATCGGGCAGGCACTGCATATAATCAGCAGATTGTGTAGCCACCTTACAGGCTATGAACAACACATAGACCTTAGTTTACGGAAGCATAAGTTGTACAACGAGAGCGACAATCCTTATGGTTGGCGAGTTGAATTTCTGAATTTCTCAGAGAGCCAGCTTGATAAAAAGGAGAAATATTACATCAAGTTATATGCAGATAAAGGCTATCAATTGCGTAATGTCAGTTTGGGCGGTCAAGGAGAAAATCGCGCAAGTGGTTCAATCGGAGAAAGAAAAGTGGTCAAAGGTTATATGCGGGGCGTACAACAAGGCAAAAAGACTCTTGCTAAGGAATTATCGCATATTGCTGAAAAGCACCTTGAAATCCGCTTGAAGCCAGAGAAACAGGGCAACAAAGTTTCTGAAAAACAGTATGAGAAGTTTATGGCTTTGATTTCTGAAAATACATATGAGGAGAGTGATTAAATAAATGGCAGAAGTCAAGTGGATTAAAATCACAACAGATGTTTTTGACGATGAAAAGATTCTTCTGATTGAGAGTATGCCGAGTGCGGATAGCATCATTACGATTTGGTTCAAACTTCTTATTCTTGCCGGAAAACAGAATAACAACGGTGTGTTTATGATGAGCAACAAGTTGCCGTTCACGGATGAAATGCTTGCCACCATTTTCCGCAGAGATTTGAACACGGTAAGGCTTGCGCTTAAGACTTTTGAAGAATTTGGAATGATTGAAGTTGTTGACAATGTGATAACGATTCCGAATTGGAATAAGCACCAAACGCTTGACGCTTATGAGAAGAAAAAGGAACGCGACAGGCTATATCAGCAGAACCGTAGAAAGAAGCAGAAAAACCTAATTGAACAAAAATCGCCCGATAAATCGTCTGACGTCGCTGTTTCAGATAGAGAAGAAGATAAAGAAGAAGATAAAGAGAAAGAAAATATAAAAGAAAATTCGCTGTCGACCGATTCCGGAGATTTGTTTGATTTTGACGATGCTTGGAAAAAGACTTTTAGTATATACCCCAAGAAAACAGCGTACAGTACCTCTAAAACAGCTTGGATGGATAAAGTGCTAGAAGTTATCGAAGAGAACCAACCGGACATTGCACGGCTGTTATACAAAGCCACAGAAGCATATTTGAGTGACTATCAAGAAAAGAGTCCAGACGATAAGGATTTTCGTTACATTCCAAAATATGTTGATTGGCTGAAAAATGATTGCGACTATTGGTTGCAGATTGTAGAGAAACGAGGTGATTGCAGTTGACAGAAGCGGAGTTCGGAGTGATCGGGTGCGTACTGATTGATAATGATGTTCTAAATAGCATCTGGCGAACATTGAAACCGGAAATGTTTAGTTCGGATTTTGCGCAGGACACATACAAGGAAATGCTTGCCATGTATGACAGGAATGAAAGCATTGATCCCATGTCTTTGTCAATGGCACTTGAGAATCACAAATACACCCAGGAACAGATTAGCGAATTGATGAAATCCTGTATTACCGGAACAATCACTTCAACTATGGTTAAAAGCTATGCCGATGCGGTTGCGAAAGAATACAAAGCAAGAACGGTTCGTGACATGTATCAGAAATCCAGTTTAAAACCATGCGACATTGATGATACAATCAGCGATCTTCTTACAAGACTTGAACATTTGCAAGAGGGAAAGGAAGTAAAGTTAAAACCAATTAAGCAGATTGCAGCTGAGAATAAAGACAAATATTTCAACGAAAGTGTTGGAGAGGGTGGTATAAAAATCGGGTTATCGCAACTTGATGATGCACTTGGAGATCTTGAACGCGGTGACGTAACAGTAATTGCCGCAAGACCGGCAGTTGGAAAATCAGCACTCACAACGCAGATTATTGGGAATATGGCAAAAAAAGGACTTAAAGTCGCATATTTCAACTTGGAGATGATCGATAAACAGGTGTATGAGCGATTTATTTCAAGGCTTGCGGAAATCGGCTTAACGAGAATCAGAAGGGCAAAAGCGTTTCTTGGTGATGAACAGGAAAAATTTAACCAAGCAAATGAAGAAATGAGTAATTATCAATTATGGATTGCATCCGGGACTGTATCTCCGAGAGAGATAAAGTCAGAATGCATACACCAAAGCTTTGATGTTATCGTTGTTGACTATCTGCAATTGCTTATGCCGGATAACAGATATTCCGGAAGAAATGAAGAAGTAGCATCAATTTCAAGAGGTTTAAAATCGGTTGCAAGAGACTTAAATACACATGTGATAGCACTTTCACAGATAACAAGAGCTTCCGAAAGCAGAGAAACAAAAGAGCCTACCATGGCAGAGTTGAGGGAATCCGGAGCAATCGAACAGGATGCGTCAAACATAATTATGCTGTGGAATCTGTCAGACAATGACAAGGGAGCCAAAGGCGTAAAAATCGAGAAGAACAGGCAGGGAATGACAATGCGTGAAGCAATGGAGTTTGATGGAGATCACATGAAGTTCGTTGAAATCGAAAAACCATTCAATGATGTTGTTGCGGAAATTAAAAAGAAAGAACGTGGGGACGGATTCAAGCCATACAATGGCGATTGTCCGTTTTAGATGTAGCGGCTATGGCAAGTGCAAAGATCGAAAAGGGTTCGGAAGAATGGCAAGTGTTTATGGATTATTGGCAATTCATTCAGAAATACTATTCCCCGGACAACTCTGATTCTTGGTGGGATGAAGTTGTAAAAGCCGGAGAATCATTGATAAACAAATACAAAGGCATGGAGATTGAAGAGCGTGCAAGACAGCTTGTATTGAGTCATTTTGCATGGTTGGAAATCACATACAGAAAGGAGAAATCAAAGAAATGAGCAATGCGTTGAGACGGAAGAAAAAGCCGACATTTTACACAAAACAGGAAATGCGGATTATCGGGCGAAATGATTTTGAAAAGAGAAATGCTGATAAGGTTATATCAAAATCGTACAAAGATTTTGTCGTGATCGGGTACATAATTCTGCATGACAAATTCGGTTTCGGACAGGCAAGAATCATCCGGTTGCAGGATTTTTTGAAATCCTACTTAGATGAAGTAGCATCCGGTGGAAATACTGGAAAGGACTTGTCTTTTTATCTGAAAAGTAAATACGGAATCGACATCAAAGAAGAAGTCGGAAAAATTCCACAGAGACAGTTAATGACCCTGTATGCAAAGAAAGGGTTCTGTATCGAGCGTGAAGCCTACAGGCTTTCCAGCGCATCTTTGTTTAACTATTTTGCGCTGACACTTACGATTCTGAAAAAGGAGTTTAAGATAACAGCGAAACAGTTGCAGTATTTCACGGACAAATTCATCGACTACATTGATACACTGGCTAATTACAAGCAGTTTCAGTTGACCGTGCCGATGATAGCGCAGAGTTTGGCGGATGAGATTAAGTTTGTATGTGATTTGGAGGTTTAAATATGCTGAACAGAGAGAAATATGCGAAAGAGATTTTGGATGTTGTGTGTAGTGGTCATTGCTTCGCTAAGGTTGATGGGAAAATTACAGAATGTGGCAGAACCGATTGCGATGAATGCGATTTCGGTGACAGCTTCATTTGTATGGCGAAAGCAATGGAATGGGCGAACAGTGAATATGTTGAGCCACCTGTTGATTGGAGCAAGGTAGCGGTCGATACGCCGATTCTTGTGAAAGACGTAAAAAGCGGCGAGTGGAATCGGGGATATTTTGCAATGTATGAAAACGGCACGGTGTTCACTTGGTATCATGGAGCAACATCATGGAGCGCAGAAGGTGAATCAGATATTGCAAGTTGGAAATTCGCGAAGCTGGCAGAAAGTGAGGAATAAACATGGAGAGATTAACAGAGCGGACAGCGGATGGAATCTTAGTAAAAGAGAATTACGAGAAAGAATCCTTAAAAACCTTGTATTCGTGCTATGGCGAAAAGCCTAATTCATATTATTCCAACTGCGAAGAAGGTTATTGCGCAATGGAGAAGTTAGCGGATTACGAGGATGCAGAGGAGCAGGGATTACTTCTGCGGTTGCCGTGTGGAATTGGCTCAGATGTATATATAATTCCTAGCAAAATCAATTATGAATTAAATATTTTAAGTCTGCACCCGGAGAACAACAAAGTTTATCATCAGAAAGTAGCCTTGATTACTTTTACAGAAAAAGGATGGTACATGGAGTGTGATAAGGATCGAGAATATGCAACAGACCGAATCCTGTCAGAAAAAATGTACAAGGAAACCTGGTTTTTATCACAAGAGGAAGCCGAAGCCAAGCTGAAAGAAATGAGAGGTGGAGAGAATGGATAAATTTCTTAAAAGCGTAAGCGAGCGAGACTTTGATAGAAGAATATCGGAAGTCGTTGAAATGCTTGAGGAAAAACAACTCTACGGAACTATCAGTTTGATAAAAGATTTGAAATATTACCTTGACTTAGCCATAGAAGAAAAAGCACACACTTGTAAATGTCAGCCTAACAGCAATTCAATAGATAATGAGCATTGTTGTGGATGCGATAGCAAGGTTTCAGAAAATAATGATACAAAAAACAAAGTTACATCTCTGGAAATTATCGTAAGGATGATAGGAAACAAGCCGTATTACGAAATCAAGTACAAGGAAATCGGAGAGGACTATTATCATGTTGGCTACAGTTCCTATAAGCTAGAAAATGTTTTAGCTTGGAAGGATGAGTGCTTTGAGATTGTGAAAGAATGCAGACCGCAGACCAATGCAGACCGGATCAGGAGCATGACGGATGAGGAACTGGCACTGACGGTTATGTGTCCGGCAGATATCACAGGCGGCGACACTAAATGCGATCAGTATCATAACTGTAGAAAATGTACGTTGGACTGGTTACAGAGAGAAAGTGAGGAATGACAGTTGGGAGACGTAATAAAACATGTGTCTAAAGATGATCTGTGTCCATTCTGCGGAAAAAGAAAATCAACTCTGCTGTGCGATATGCCGGTCAATATGGTTGTCACACATGCACGGGGAAGCGGATTTAAAAGTTATACCATGACCTGTGACAGGAAAATCTGCACAGAATGTACAACAAGGGTAAATATGTTTGATTTTTGCCCGGATTGCGTGAGAAAGATCAAGATAACACCGAAGGGAGTGAAAGAGTGATGGAGAATAGATATTTATACCGTGGAAAGCGGATTGATAATGGGGAATGGATACAAGGATATTTATATGGTATCTGGGAGAGAAGATATATCCTATGGGGAATGACCAATGATATCCCGGACATGGTCGAGGTAGACCCAGCCACCGTCTGCCAGTGCACCGGATATGAGGGAATCTATGAGAAAGATATCTTCCGGTGCGAAGATGAAGATTACGTTATCAAATGGTCAGATGATTCATTGAGATGGGAAGCCGTATCCCTGTTTACTGACGTAAGTGTTTCCTTAGCAGAGTTCAATCCGGATTATATAGATGTCATTGGAAACGAGATTGATAATCCGGAACTGTTGGAGGTGCAGAAATGATTAAAGGTAAAAAAGTAACCATGAATGATAAGTATTATGTATCGGAGAAGAATAAAGGCAAGGTATTTAAGGTTGTCAGCGAGCCGTACAACATGTGTGGAACGATGGTTGTTAAATTAGAAGGATTTGCCGGATGCTATGCCTTGGATGGGTTGACGGAGGTGCCGGAATGACAGAGAATGAAGCAATCGACGAATTAAATACGTCTATAGATTTAGCGAAGATGTGTACGGAAAATCTTGAAAGGAAAAGAGAAGTGCAAGGTTATGAAGCAGCAATCAAAGCCCTTGAAGAAATCCAGCAGTACCGAGCAATCGGAACGGTGGAAGAATGCCGGGCGGCGATGGAGAAGCAGACGGCAAAGAAAGGAACAAGAGAAGAGATAAAGAAAGGATACAATAGAGGAATGCATCACTATTATTGTCCTGTTTGTTACGAGAAGGGAGATTTAAGAAACAAGTATAATGTCGGGTTATATTGCAGTGACTGTGGTCAGAAATTAGATTGGAGTGATGAAGAATGATGTTTCAATCGTACATAAATTTCATTCTGCTAATACTTATAGCTATTAGGCTAGATATTCTAACAGAATTTGGAGTTAAGCTTTTTTGCATTCTTTCAGTTGTAGGGATGATTGGGCATGAGGTTTTTGATTATTTGAAGAAAGGAGATAAAAAACGATGAAACTGATTGGCGCAGATGCACTAAAAGAATATTGCATGAATGCGAGTAAATCCGATGATGATTTTAGGAGAGTAAGTTTGGCAACATTGGCGAGCGTGATAGATGCGCAGCCGACCGCCTACGATGTGGACAAGGTTGTGGAACAGTTAAGGGAGCAACAAGAGAAGTTAGAAACAGATATTTTTGCAAGAGAATCTGATAATTGGTATGGGCAATACTGTAATGGAATACATGAGGGAATTGATAAGGCAATCGAGATTATAAAGGCAGGTGGAATAGATGGCAAGGATTTCTGCTTTAAATGCGAAAACTCTTACAGATACAAGACATATTGGGGAGGAATGGAAACCGAAAAAGCGGTTGCTTGCTTGATGTGTCTTGTGAGGGTTTTAAGAGAAAAGAAGATAACTAAATAAAAATCAAAGAAAGGAATAGGTTGTGCGCACATAAAACCGAGGTTTCCTTTTGGTAGATTTTATGAATTTTGAAAATTATTCTTGTGATAATCAAATGAGCATATTTGACTTCACAAGAGAATCAATTAGTATTACAAAGCCCATTCGCTTAATAGAACTTTTTGCCGGCTACGGAAGTCAGGCAATGGCACTAAAGAGAATAGGTGCTAAGTTTGAGCATTACAGAGTTGTGGAGTTTGATAAGTACGCAATAGCAAGTTATAACGCAGTGCACGGAACAGAGTTTTCCACAATGGATATAACAAAAGTACACGCTGACGACTTAAATATTGTTGATACAGACAAATATTGCTATATGATGACTTACTCATTTCCTTGCACCGATTTGTCAGTCGCAGGAAAACAAATGGGAATGAGCAAAGGAAGTGGTACAAGAAGCGGTCTGTTGTGGGAAGTTGAGAGAATACTAACAGAAATTAGAGATAGTAACGGAGAATTACCACAGATTTTGTTCATGGAGAACGTGCCACAAGTACACGGCAAGAAAAACATCAATGATTTTGAGAAGTGGTTGGGGTTCCTGGAGAGTTTAGGATACACGAATTATAAGCAAGACTTGAATGCTAAAAATTATGGTGTGGCACAGAACAGAAACAGGTGCTTTATGTTTTCGTTTCTGGGTAATTATTCATACGACTTTCCAAAACCTATACCACTTGAAAAGAAGTTGAAAGACTATCTCGAGGATAATGTAGATGAAAAGTATTACATCAACAATGAAAAGGCTGACAAGCTGATAAAACAGCTTATTGGCAACGGCACATTACCAAATACAATCCCTAAGAGCAGAGCAGAGCAGAGCAGAGCAGAGCAGAGCAGACTTGCGTTGACGGAACAATTTGTGAACCAGGAAGAAGAGAGGCTGCAAACTGTATCAAGGCGAGATATGACGCAGGAATCAGCAACTTGCGGTCAGATGGAAACTGTGTTGTTGAAAAATCAAGGAGCGGAACTAGAAAAGAAAACTGATATAGCCACTACTCTTATGGCTAGAGACTATAAGGGCTTTGGCAATCAAGCAACTAATGGAGTAATTGAATGGAAGTATTAGGAAGCATATATACAGAAGTTTCAGACAGATTTCAAAAAGGCATTATCGGGGGGTATTTCCTGGTGTGTAAAAGCTGAAAAACACGATTTAGGAGTAATTATGGCAGATGTAAATGTAATAGGCTCTCTTGAAGCAAAATTTGAGAGTACCAACAGAATTTATGATGTGTGGGGGTGTAGTCCGACATTGAGTACAATGCAAGGTGGCAATCAAGAACCGAAAATTCTTGAAGCAAGGCAATTAGGATTTATGGATAATGGCACAGGCAAGCACCAATCAAACACAGTATATGATGAAAATGCACTTTGCCCCAACATTACAACAGTTGAGGGTGGCGGTACACAACAGATTAAAGTGTGTGAAAGTCAGATAGTTGCTATGCGTGGCAGAAATCCCGATAATCCGTCAGATAGAACTAATGGAAGTCCGACAGAACAGAGGTTAGAAGTGAATACGCAAGGGACCAGTAATTGTCTGACAAGTGTGCAGAAAGACAATATGGTACTTGAAAACGTAAAAATTAGACAAGCCACAAAGGACGGCTCTATTGAATGCGAAATAGGCGATTGCTTTGACGCAAGCTATCCTAACAGCAAAATAAGAAGAGGTAGGGTACAAGACAAAGGAAATACTTGCCCTACATTAACCGCACAAAACCAAGAAGCTGTTAGAATTGAAAAGGTCGGTCAAATATCAAGCAATGGATCCCAATGCGGTACAGTTATTTCTGATAACGGCATATCTGCTAATCTTGTAGCTGGCACACACGGATATGCGAATAGCCATATCGCTACACAATATCGTATCAGAAAGCTAACACCGAGAGAGTGCGGACGGCTGATGGGTGTATCTGATGAAGATATTGACAAAATGGCGGCAGTCAACAGTAATACACAGTTGTATAAGCAATTTGGAAACAGTATTGTCGTAGATGTTATGTGTGCTATGTTTAAAAACTTAAATATCAATCAATAAAATAAGGAGAAATGGCTTATGAAATTTACAAAATTCATTAAGCCAGAACTTGAATACATTAAAGAAAATGCCAATTTCACGGAAGAAGAGGAGAGGATTTTCTCTCTTCTCTGCCGTGGTTTTTCACAAAAGCAAATATCCACAAAAGAAAATCTATCACTAAGAACGATAGAGTACAGAGTGAGAGATATAAAAGATAAAATAGAGAGAACGGGGGTATTTGATTGGATGAAAAAGAACTGTTGA